TATACACAACTTTATTGAACATGGTGTTCCTCCAAATCAAATCCACGTATTACTTGGAATAATAAATGAAGATGGTAAACCAACTGAAGAATCTTTAAAATTAAAAGATTCCGGAGTTAACGTACATTATTATATCGATAATAGACCTCAAAAACATTACATCCCAACAGTTAAACCCTTTTTAATTTCAAAATGGTTAAAAGATTTTCCTGAACATGGTAAATGTTTCTTCTTACATGACTCTGACATTATATTCAGAAAATTACCAAATTTTGATAGTTTATTAAATGATGATATTACATATTTATCCGACACAATAGGATATATTGGTTATAGATATATTATGGATTGTTGTGAACGTTATGAAAATGCTCACCCAACATCAGGTAAAGGTCAATTATTAGAAGAAATGACCGATGTTGTTGGCGTTTCAGTTGAGTGTATTGAATGTAATCAAGAAAATTCGGGAGGTGGTCAATACTTAATTAAAAACACCGATTGGTTATTATGGGAAAAAATATACGCAGATTGCGTTCCACTGTATGACCAAATGTTAGACTATCAAAAAAGATTTCCAATTAGTCCAGGCGAAATTCAATTTTGGACCGCCGAGATGTGGTCACTATTATGGAATTTGTGGTTACATGGAATTGAGACAAAAATAACCCCTGAATTTGATTTTTCATGGGCAACAGATTCAATAAAAATATATGAAGATAAACCTATTCTTCACATGGCAGGAGTAACAGATAATCAAAAACAAGATAAATTTTATAAAGGAGATTTTATTAATCTTAACCCATTAGACAAATTAAAAGAGAATATTAATTTTTTCGATTATGTCAGTTCTCAGAGTTCAACAAAAAAATATGTAGAAGTTATGAAATCTTTGGTGAAAAAACAAATAAAGGATTATTTATAGTATAACAGAAACAAATTATAATGATATATTATTTTCAAACATGTTGTGTCAAATTTAACGAATCCGACAATTATTTCGGAGTAAATGACATTACATTAATATTACCTATTTTAGGGGAAGTTTATTCTATTGAAACCCTTTCATTTAGTGGGTGCGCTTATTTAATATCAGGACCAATCCCATCAGGGTCGTTAATTTACGCAGGGAATAAAACTATCTCAACATTATATAACGATTGTCAAGATTGTTTGGATAACGCTTATGGTTGTTTTCCTCCTCCTCCTCCACAGCCAGCAATTAGTTATATTCAATCCAATGAATGTGATGTAATTACATTATTTCCAATGACTGTTGAATGTGATGTTATTAATCCTTCAACTGCAGGTAGTCGTGATGGTAGAGCATCTATATCTATAACAGGAGGAACACCTCCATATACAGTTACTTGGGGTGATGGTAGTATTTCACCTGCTATCATGGATTTACAATCGGGTTCATATCCAGCAACTATTGTTGATTATTATGGTGATTTTACCGCCAATACAATATGCGTATTAACAGGACCAACCGCAACACCAACACCTACATTAACCAAAACCCCAACACTAACACCAACACCAACACTAACGGTTACACCAACATTAACTAGAACTCCAACACTAACACCTACATTAACTACAACACCTACGGTTACACCTACATTAACACCTACATTAACATCAGGAATACCACCAACACCAACAATTACCCAAACTATAACACCTACATTGACTATAACACCTACATTAACCAAAACACCAACACCTACCCCAACACCAACAATAACAATAACACCAGAAGTACCATCATACAACGAAACATTCACAATGATTGCAAGAAGTTTGAATAGTTTTGCCCCTGTTAGTGGTTTTGAATTTAGAATTGACGCATCACTGCCATTTAGAATTGTTTGGGGTGATGGTAATACAGATAATTACCCTTCAGGTATTAATTATATATCACACATATATTCAACACCTTATACTGGAAATATATTAATTCAAACATCAAATTTAACATCTATAACCCAAATTATACCTAAAAATGTTAACCCTCAAATAAATGAGAATAGTGTTAGATATTTAGAAATTGAAACTTCTCAATTAAATCTTTTAGATGGGTTAGTTGGAATGGGTGACGGTAATGGACTAAATTATTTTTTATCAGGTGATATAAGTTTATTACCGACAACATTATTATCATTAATTTCACGGTGGTCTAATTGTTCAGGTAATATTGCAAATTTACCACCTAATATACAATATTTTCATATTAATTTGTTCTTTAATAATTATCCAAACCAATTAAATACTATTTCAGGAAATGTTTCTAATTTACCAACAACATTAAAAACTATTATTTTAGGTGGTATAAATACCATAACAGGTAATATAAATAATATTCCTTGCCCATCACTTGAAAAAATTATGATTGCTGGTTCAAACACTATTACCGGTGATATATCATTAATGTCGACACCTAATTTAGATACCATAAATATATATGGTAATAACACAATATTTGGTGATTTAGGCGGATTATCAAATAGTGTTATGGATATAAGATTGGCTGGTGGAAATACTGTTACTGGTGATATATCAACATTACCAACAAGTTTATCACACATTTATGTTGAAGGTACTAATACTCTTTATGGTAATATTAACACATTAAACTATTCAATATTATCAACTTTACAAATTTATGGAAATAATAATATTACTGGTAATATTAGTTCATTAAATTTAAAACTAGGAGCGATTTTTGAGTTAAAGGGTAACAATACATTAACTGGTAATATTGGTAGTATAGGTAGTACTTATAACTATAACCAACTAGCTATATACGGTAACAACACAATTTATGGTAATATTCAAGATTTACCTTCTAATTCAAAAAATGTTAGAATACAAGGTAATAACGTCATTTCAGGTGATTTATCATTAGTTCATTTAAATATCCAATATTTATATATATACGGTAACAACACAATATCAGTATTCTCAAATAGTACAAGAATTTTTACAGATTTAAGAATAATTGAAATAGTGGGAAGCGGCTTTAATAGTACTAATGTTGATAAATTATTAACAAGTTATGCTAATTCAACTTGGGTTAGTAGTAAATTATTAAAAATAAAAGGCACATCATCACCTAAATACACAAACACTTCATCATACAACACACTTCAAACAACAAAAGGAGTGGGAATAACAATATCATAAAATGGAATATAATTTTTGTCTAAATATTAGTATTAATAACTTACAAATTCATTTTAACCCAAATGGATTAGATGTTAATGGATATAATCAATGGGTATCTGATGATTACACATATTCAATTAATTGGGACACCTCATTAAGTAGATGGAAATTGAATGGTGGTAATCTAACTTATTTGGTGTTTTCTTCTTTACCATCTTCTGTACCCCCTCTTAACTCTTGGTATGTATTAGGTGCTAACGGAACTGTTTATGCTAACGAAGGTGTTTGTAATCCATTAGGTATTAATTCATTAACCTATAGTGTTAATCAACCAATATGTTCATGTGATGGTAATTTAATGGTAACTGTTTCAGGTGGTTACCCACCATATCAATATTCAATTGATAATGGTGTTACGTATTATAATTCACCAATGTTTAGTCAATTATGTTCAGGAATTTATAGCGTTAAAGTTATTGATGTAAGTGGAAACACTAATAGTGATAATGTAACATTAAATGAACCTACACCACCAACAGTTTATAGTGTAAAATTAACAACAACATCAACAAATCCGGTTAATAATAATACAACGTTGACTAATCAATATACAACAACGGTTAGTGTATCACCTGAATTACCAAGTGGTACTGTAATCAATTTTAACATATCACACAATAACAAATTTTACTATTCTCCAAGTGGTATAACTGCAAGTTTGGTTACTAGTAGTGCCTTATATAAAAATGATAATTTAATACTAACCACATCAAACGGTACTGTAACATCAGATGCAAATTTTAATACAATTCAAGGATGTCAAAACTTAATAAAGTATTTAGATTTCTATACCGAAACTTGGAACTCATTAACCTTTACAAATTCAGATTCAATTGTTATTAACACGGTTACAACAATAACTAACAATGGACCATTAACACCTTGTACGTATACATTAAGTGAGGACTTATATAATATATACAACGCAACTATAAGTGGTTGTGGATGTTGTGTAGTAGAAATTATTAACGTTAATCAAAAATAAAAAAAAATAAGAATATTTATATCACATGGGATACATATTAAAAAATACACAAGGTTTACTTAGTACAAGACTAACTGATACCGGAAGACAAAAATTATCACAGGGTAGTTTTAATATCTCTTATTTTCAAGTAGGAGATAGTGAGGTTTCTTACAATACATTAACAGGAACGTCATACAACCAATTTACCACAAAAATTCTTGAACCAGCCTTTAACGCTCAAAATTCGACAGGAGCACCTGAATATAACAAACAAAACGTTAAATACCCATACTATATTGATGGAATAACAGGTAACACTTATGGAATCCCATACATGGCGTCTATCCCTCAATCGGTATATAATAGAGCCGCAATGAGAGGATTTTTCACCGGAGACACAACCGCAACAACTTTCACATGGAGCGCATTAACAAATAGCCAATATACAATTAATTCTAACTATCTCGTAGATATGTCTACATTAACGGGTGGTAGTGTTATTCAATTAGTATATTCAGGGTGTAATTCAAATATTGTAAGATTACCATCTATTGGTGACTTTGTTACAATATATTATGATGGTCAAGGAGAATACAATTGTTATTGTGAACCAGGATTAACACCTACCCCAACCTATACCCCAACATCAACTTACCAAGTCACTAATACACCAACACCAACTCCAACACCAACATATACAGGATGTGAAACACCAACTCCAACACCAACCCCAACAATAAGTTGTTCTACAACACCTGTACCTACCCCAACACCACCAAATTGTGAGATGTCAATGAGTAGTTGTTATTCAATCTTAACTTATAAAATTGTAGATATTTGTAACGGTAACTATACATTAGATAGACCTACACCTGATTTTTCAAACTTTTCAAGTGGATGTTTTGCCAGAGTATTAGTATATCCGCCAAACATGACAACATTATATGACAGTATCACACCTAACTCACATTGGAATCAAAATGTTATTAATTTTGAATCTTTATGTAGTACAGATGAATCAGATGTTAAAATTTGGAATATGAACATTCCCTGGTCTGAAGACCCTGCCGGTTTATATAATTCAACATATAAAGGTTATCCTTACTTTGGTTCGGCGTCTTATATGGGTAGTAAAGAATACTTTGGATATATGTCCGATAGTGGTCAAACAGATACTGGAGTTGTTTATTACTATAACTCATTTGACGAGACAGTAGTTGTTCAACCTAGTGAACAAAAATCTATAGCAATTATTCATTATACTAATCAAGCGATTGATTTCTTTTATGGTGAAAAATTCGCCTTTGAACCTTACGACCCGGCAAACCCTTCTGATACAACAGGAGAAGCCCGCAATTTTAGATTACACTTGCCGTGGTTAATGTGGCATAAAAATCCAAATTGTTGTAAAGGTCAAACATTTTGGGTTGACCCACCAGGATTTGATGAATATCTATTATTCCAACCATATTACATTGAGTCAACTAAAAATAGTGATATGAATACTCCCGGTATTAGATATTACCAACTATGGGACACTAATGCGAATGATAATGGATTACCAAGTAGAATCGGTAAAGTATTCCCTGATTCACAAATTATTGTAATTGATGATGAAGAAATTATTGCCGCTATGTCTTACAAGTCAAATCGTAATTGGACATTACCGGCACCTAAGGTTTCATTAACAACACCAAATACTTGTGTGGTTGAAAATAATCAACCTGTTGTAAAAGGTATTTTAAGTGCTAACACTGAATATATGTACGTTACTTACAGATTTAGTAATACCGATATTTTTACAAATTCATTACACTGTAATTATTATACTAAAATTCAAGGACCTAACATTGATTGTGGTTCAGTTGCGTCACAAAACGTTTCCATTAGATTTGGTGCGGAATTCCCTTGTTTAAATCAACCTGTTGTTATCCCAACAACTACAACAACAACTACAACAACCACAACATTATGTCCATCATGTGATATAATAACAGGGTTCTACGCAGACACATTACAAATTATTTGTCAAAAAGTTATTGGTACAAGTAGACCTGACCCAGCTGAATGGAAAATTATTGATTTTACCTCACAGATAAGCGCAACAACAATTAATGGATATCTAACCGTAGATAGTTTAACAGGAACCACATTTACAATCACTGAAGAAAACTACGCAGCCGCTGACGATTATGATTTAAACGATTTTATTCCATTAGTACCTAACGGAACAACAACACCTTCATTAAATTTTGGAGATGAATATTATTTCTATGGTTCATTAGAAACCGATATCCAAGCAACCATTTATGAAATGAAATATAAAATAAATCTTGGACAAGCCGAGTTTCAATCAACCTCAAACCCTACATGGACTAAGGGGACAAATTCATATATTACAGAAATTGGTCTTTACGATTCTGATATGAACCTTATGATTGTATCAAAGCTACAATCCCCTGTATTAAGACAAGGTATTCAACAGTTTTTAGTTAAATTTGATTTCTAATAAAATATGAAAAAAACACTTAAAGAAAGTCCTAAAGTATTAGGACTTGATGTTTCAACTAAAACTATTGGTTGGGCATTATTTGATATACAAAGTAGAGAATTACTCGAATTAACACATATATCTCCCGTACCAAAACCAAAAGAAGAAAACAAAATAAAAGAGTTACTTCTAAAAGGAGAAATTTTCAGAAGTAAACTTTTAGAATACAAAGATATGGGTATCACTAAAGTAATTATCGAGGAACCTTTATTAAACTCAAACAATGTTTATACAGTTCAAACGTTATTAAGATTCAACACTTTAATTACAAAAGAAATATATGACGTTTTAGGTGTAGTACCTGATTTCATATCAACATACAATTCTCGTAAGTTCGCCTTTCCGGAATTAACTCAATTAAATGATAAAGGTAAATACGTACTATTTGGAGGTCTTCCTAAAGACATTGATAAGAAAATGATTATATGGGACCTAATTGCAAAAAGAGAACCTCAAATCACTTGGTTATACACAAGAAACAATACCCTTAAAAAAGAAAACTTTGACCAAACAGATGCTTATTGTTGTGTTATAGGTCATATGAAACAAGAAAAAATATGGTAAAATAAAAAACCCCTCTTAACGGAGGGGTTTTTTATTATTGACATACTCCTGAATTTACATGAATTTCTAATGTTGATGTTGCTGCAACAGTAACATTATAAAATTGAACTTGATAATAACCGGGAGTTGTAATTGGGGCGATTTCACTCGCATAAAGTGAAGCATCCACATATAATAAAACACATTGTGAGTTTGCCACACTAGATAAGAGTGTCACAGTTAAATTTTGATTAACTAACCCTAATTGAGCACCCAATAAAGGATTTGACACAGTTACTGGGAAACTATATGAACTATCATATAGATAAAACGTCTGTGGTTGGATATTTGTAACTTGAGATTCTTCTTTTTGAATACTAACAAGGAAATTTCTTGGTTTTTCAATATTAATATCACTCTCACATTCTAGACAACAATCTTCAGATGAATAAATTGTATTACTAATTGTTGTGAAATAATTAGTATTATAAATCTGAACATTTAATTGAGGTGGTAATGTTGGTTCTCCATTATAAATATTTTTTAATTTCCAACACGATACATCACCTCTAACGTCAGTAGAACTAAATCCATCACCAATTAATAAATTAGGTAATACTAATATAGGTTGTAATATATAATATGGCTCACCATCCTCTCCAAGAATACACGATGCGTATAAATACCACAATGGTAATGGTGTTGGTGTAACCGTTGGTGTAACAGTTATTGTTGGCGTAACAGTTATTGTTGGTGTAACAGTTGGGGTTGATGTAGGGGTTGGTGTTAATGTTAATGTTGGAGTTATAGTTGGCGTTACAGTTATTGTTGGTGTTGGAGGTAATCCAGGTGTCCACGTCGGGGTTAATGTTGGTGTAACAGTTAATGTTGGTGTCACAGTTAATGTTGGAGTTATAGTTAAAGTTGGTGTTATAGTTATTGTTGGTGTTGGTGTAGGAGCTAAACCACAATATTGACATGAGATATTATACTCAATAAACACATTAACATTAACATCTGTTGCTACCAAATATTGTTCTTCACATTTTGCAATTATTTGAATCCCATTATTTAATGGGTCAATATTAACTTGAGCAACTTGGTCAAAACTTTCTAATAAAGCAACTAAAGCGTTAAAATATTCTTCATCAGTTGGATAATGGTTTAAAGCATAACTTGTATAAAATTCTGAAGTTTCTGTTACACTACCAATAGTTGCAACAATATTAAAGATTGCTTGATTAAGTAAACAATTAGTATAACCGGAAGTTAAATCATAATAACCCTCATTTAACATTTCTTTTGGACCTTTTTTAACTAATTCGTTAATATTTTCAAAATCACTATTACAAATATTAAACGTTTGAAATGATGATATTGAATCAAATCCATCAATTATCACTTGTCTAATTTTAACACATCCATCACTATCTGTCACTTGTAAACTATAAGTTCCAGCACTTAAGCTATTTAAATAATACCCTGTCTGCCCATTTACATTATTACTCCATAATAAAGTAAAAGGTGGTGCACCATTTGTAATATATGCAGATACCGTACCATCATTACCATTATTGGCATCAGTACTAGATAATAAAAAATCAACATTTTCAGAGGTATCAATTACAAAATTAATAATTTGTGCACAACCCGGAACCGCATCATCAATTTCTGCTGCGTACACACCTGAAAATAAATTATTAAATGTCGTTGCACTAGTTTGAATTATTTGTAATTCACTACCAATATTAACGGTATAAGGTGGTGTACCACCTGAAATACTAATCTCCACTGAACCATTTTGTAAATCACAAGTTGTACCTGTTGTACTCGCACTTAAAGTAAAAGGTGACGTAGATACTATTGTATATGAATTAGTATATACACAAGCACCATTATCAGATATTGTTAAATCGTAAGTATCAGCCGCCAAATTAGTAAATTGCCAAACAGAAGAATTAGTTACTTGTGTTTGAGTGTCTCCATTTGAATTTACTAGTGTATATGTGTAAGGAGATTGACCACCTAATAGAGTCATTTTTATTTTTCCATTATTTCCACAATCCGCATTAATTGTGTCAATAGTAATAATTGAAAACCCATTTGGCGTTAAGACCGATATTGACCCAACAACAGAACATAAAGCAGCATCAGTCACTTTTATAGAAAATAATCCTGAACCAATATTTTGAAAAGTTTGTGAAGAACTAAATGAAACATTAATTTGACCTGTAGACGCAGAATAATAATATGGTCCTGTCCCTCCTGATATAGTTACCGTAACTTCACCATCAGATGAAAAACAAGACGGTGGTACGCTCGTTAAAATTGCCGCAACACCTAATGCCGGTACCAACCCTACTGTCGCACTTTGAGATAACGTACAATTAGTACTATCGGTTATAGTTACACTATACGTACCATTTGTTAACCCTGTAATAAAGTCAGTTGTTTCGTTATTTGACCATAAATAAGTAAACGGTGGGTTACCTGTTAAACCCGTCACATATATTTTACCAGATTCAACGCTATTACACCCCGAATCTTCAACAACATAAAAACCCCAAGTAAGAGATGATGACGATTTTATAATAATAGTTTCTGACATTCCTGTACAACCTCCACCATCATCGGCAACAACATAATAAATACCTGGCGATAACGCCGGTGGGGTTGTGAATGTATTATAACCCGTTGTAGCAGATGTTACAAACCCTGTTAATGTATTATATAAATAAAAATCAGCAGAACCATAGAAACTACTTGTTTGAGCCGTCAACGCCCCATTATTAAAACTACAGGTAGTATTTTGTTGACCTATAATACTTACACATGTACCACTAGAAATATTAACATTTACCGGTAAGACATTTTGAGATGGTGATGAACAAGAATCGATAACATTAAAGGTATATGTACCCGCAGATAATGTTGTTGCGGTATATCCTGTCACACCAGAACCTAACGCTATTGTCCCTAAAGCGGGACTTATCCATTGTATAGTATAATCCGGAGCAGTACCGTAGATATCTACACTAAAAACCCCTGAGTTTGTATTTGAACAATCTCCCGTTATACTTAAATTTACACTTAAACTACAAGCCATTAATTACATAAAATTTCAAAATTTATTCCAACATTCAATTTAAAATTGATTCCCGAATCATTTACAGAACAAATTGAACTATAAACCATAACATTAGTATCATTTAAAATATACTCAAAACCATACAAATCTAAACCATTTAAAGCGGGTATCAACGCCTCGTTCCATTGTTCTGTTGTTGGTGAACTCAAACCTGTATTAAGATAACCAATACCACTAAAAAATTCATATTGAACAATGTTAACATCATCAAGACTTAACACTACATACCAAGTACTAATTAAAGTATTTTGTAAACAATCATTTAATTCATAACCTTGTGATGTTAAATAATTCCCTAACAAATAACCTAACACTGATTCAAATGATTGTAATTGTGGGTTACTTTGCCATGGATAAATAGAACATTGAACTGATTGAACATAACAATCATAAGTGAAAAGATTACTAGTCATTGAACATGGGTTACATGGTACCGGAATTAATTGACAACCTTCTTGTCTTCTCCAAACAAATTTTTGTCTGTGAAATATTGAATTCTCATATTTAACACCTGTATTCCAAATAGTACTTGCTGGAATCATTTGTTCCACAAGTCTTACCCAATAATCACCCATTCCGTCAACATATTCAATCATTTTACTATAATTGAAACTACCGTCAGGTACCCCCGCTAATTTCTGAGCATCTAAATATTTCCAATAAATCGACTGAAGAGTTGGATATCCCATAGTCTTACCATCAGTTGAAAATTGTCTATTTCTAACATTAATCATGTTTTTCCAAAATGTTTGAGCAAACTCAAAAAATGTTTTACGTTTTGGTTGTGGATTTATTTCAGTCCAATCCACACCACCTCTCATCGGATAATTTGATATTGGATTTGGGTCACAATAAGTTGGTTGAACATAATTTAAACCCTCATTAGGGATTGGGAAATTATATTCTCTTGACATAACCCACACATCATAGGATAAACCTTGAGCCGGGTTTAAAAATAAATCGGTGTTTTTGGCATTAAGTACTAACGCATCGTTTGTTGTGTAATATCTCGCATTGTACCCCCCATCTAAATTTGAACGTAACCCAACTTCGGTATCAACCCAACTTTTATTATTATCAATAGTTTGTGTTAAGTTATACCCTAAATTCATAAAAGGGAACTGAGCAAACCTATCAAAATATTCTTGACCATAAGTATATGGTGTCAAAACTGTTTGGTAATTAGGATTTGCACCTGTAAACACACTATTAGTATAACTGACTTCTTCCGGTGCTCGATGTTTTGGTGTCTGTTCAAACCATCCACTACCTTTTTCAAAAAAATAATCATCAGTATTAACAGGGGCTTTAGGGAACCCTAAATCATCCATCGGATATTCATCTTTAGTTATGTTCACATCTTGAATTACTGTTGTCGTAGTAAATCCTGTATACGTATCTTGTCTAAACTTATATGTGTTACCAGCCTCTAATGTCGGTAATTCTTGAACATAAGTACCACCTGATATTTGAGCAAATTGACTATTAAATTGATTAACATTAATTCTTTGGTCAGCCAAATAAATATACTCGTTAAATTCAACTAAAGCATCGGGAGCACCAATTAAAGCCATTAAAGTCTCTATTGATTTTCTAGTCCCCTTTGATTTAAACAAATAAGCCGAGTTTAATATTAAATTTCTATAGTATTGATAATTTAATTCATCAGGAGTAGTAGCGTCTGAAACACCAGGGTATTGAGATTTATCAGTATTTGTTTGACCAAAAACTGAACTTAAAAAATCATCGGTAGATACCGGAGACATATTTGTTTGCCAACCTAATGTTTGAGATAAATTTTTAAGTAACTGAGATGGTATATCATCACCCGGATTATAATGAACCGAATTCATAAACGCCAACGCACTTATAAATTTATTAGTTTCGTCAAAACTTCTACCATAAATTTGTAGAACTTTTTCCATTTTTTGACCTAACGTATCAAATTCTTGGAATGCCCCCGTAACTAAAAATCTTGAAATAATATTTGTTTTATAACCATCTAGTGATACACCAATATCATTTAATTGAATTAGATAATTAGTGAAAGCCTTTGTTACAATATCTAAATTCCAAGACCCATTTAATGGAAATGTAATAAACTCTTGTGAAGAAAAATAGGTCCCGTCATCAGCCTCTCTCGGGACATTAAAACTTGCCGTATACTTTGGTGTAACATTCCTATTTAATAAGAAATTCTCAACTTCATCTAAATCTTCATTAAAAACTCTATTAACTTGATAATCATTTGGTCGAATAACTAAATCATCAAACGTAAATGTTTGATTTGGAAAAGGGTCACCACTAACAGTAACATTTAAAGTTCCTGATGTAATAGACGTTGTTGGAATAATTGCCGTTACATCATAACCAATACCTTTATAGTATAAACTATAATAAGCATACTGAACTGTCATATCTCTAAGCGCCGATACTTGAATCTCTTTTAATGCAAGATTTCTAGTTGAATTAATTGTAAAATCAATCGCAAATGGGTTTCTTAATCTAGAAACATCTAAATCAAAACTAGTTATATTATCAATTTGATTATAACTAATATTCGTTGCCGTCTCACCCTTAACATAATTTTCCCCCATTATCGTCGCCTCAAGAGCCGCAGGGAATTTGGATATAATTGTTTCAACAGAAGTTGAAAGTCTTTTAACTAATGAACCATATTGAGTAAAATTTGTAATTTGACTCAAATCAAAATTAGGGTAAACTTTAAAGTTATTTTCAAAAATTGCTCTTGATTGGAAAGTACTTTCTAAACCTAATCCTTCTAAACTAATTGGTTCCGAAAATGTTCCGGTATTAAAAGTTCTATTAGTCTTTTCATTAAAAGATGTCGCAAATTCAAAATTACCCTGTGTTAAACCACCCCCCGTAACTAGTTGGAAACCAACTAAGTCATCAGAGAATGAACTTGCACCGGAAGCACCTTGTGGTGGACATGTAAATTTTTGTAACGCCATTATTCAGTTATGTTTGTAAAGTTTTTACTAAAATCAATATTATCTCCTCTATTTTGTCTAACTTCGTATAACAATGTATTAAATTGGTCTCTAATTTCGTATAGATTATATTGTTGGTAAATGTTGTTATTTGTATCATAAATCGTGTAAATACCATCATCCATAGATTTAGTCTGATTACCATAAAGAGCAATAGCCAATGTTGAGAAATCTTGGTCTGCAATCTCGATATCAAGAGTGATAGGATTAAAGAAGGTATTAGACATTATAATATTTTGATTTGGCTGTCCAATATATGGTGTCGCATTTGGTTTGTTTGTCGGAGATGACGACGGAGAAACTGTACAAAAGATTATATTTGTATTATTGTCTGTATATCTATATCTTATTGCTTTTTGTGATGTATTTGTCAAATTTTGAACAACTGGTTCACAAAAGAATGATGATGTAACAATTCTAAAGAAATTAGGTATTTTTGTTCCATCAGAGTTTAAATACTCAATTCTAAAACCAACTAAACCTTGATTAACAAATTTATTTCTAAATTGACTTGGGACATCGTTCAAATCAATTATAATTCCTTTTACGTTAGGTAATGATGATAACACACCACAATCTAAAATACTCGTTCTAATCTCCGCTGGTCTAATATATAAGGTGTAGATACCCAATTGGTTAAATTGTTCTGCAGGCAGTCTTAAATTGTATAACCCACCTAATATTTCTACATTAGGGTTTGGACTTGAACTCGTTTGTTGATTATTAAAATAAGGTCTTAATATTGATACAGCATCTAATTTTGTTAATACAAAATTATCTGTTTCATCTCTTGATGGTGTATAATTAAGAATGATGTCCACATCTTCTGGTGATACATCTGCGGGTCTTATTGTACCATAGGTGCCAGTACTCATATAATTTCTTTTTTTATAATTTTATTTTTTCTTTTATCAACAACAATAATTTCAACAGGTAAAACATTTTCATTGACCCATTTTATTTTCATTAATTGATTAGTTTCTATTAGATTAGTAAAACGACTTTTTTCAACACCAATTAAAATATTATAAGTGTAATCAGATTTAATTTCTATTAATTTATTACCATATGAAAAATCAGGATAATAAACACCATAAGGTGTTATAATAGGTTCACAATTTTTGGGATATAAAATATTTTCATTGATTAATTTTTCAATGTAAAATTTTTCATAAGTACCCTGACATTTAATACCGTCAACATTAAAAATTTTACAAACACCACCGGTTTGTTTTCTATTACCACTTTTACTCAATTTTTGTTGAGCAATTTTCATATTATTTTTAGTTTTTTGAGGTAATTTTTTACCTTTTCTATATTCAGAATTGGCTTCACTTTTACTTCTTCTATAATTAACTGTCCCAAGATATTTATTAATAAATGATTCTGTAAGATTTAGAGTATCACCAATTTCTTTACAATTTTTTTTCTCAATTATATATAAATTTTTAATTATTTTTTTTTGTTCATTAGTTAATATAATTTTTTTTCCATTACTATAACCTTTTTTCAATAACCCTTCCTGCTTTAATATCTTAATAATAGGTGTTTTACTAACATCAAAAATTTTCCCAATGTGTGAGCAACTTAAACTATTAGAATAAAATTCTTTAATTTTTCCAATATCTTTTAATGTAAAAACAATTTGTTTCATATTGATAAATATCAATTTTATATTTTTAATCTACTTTTATTATATTAAAAAACTTATACCCATATTTTTCAAGGTCTCCCAAATTATCAACTTCACCTAATCGTTCCATCGATTCTAATCCAGAAACTTTCCCCCGTTCAATGAACACATTAGATTGAACTTCTGGCTCATCAATTACATTTAATAATGCTTCATTTTTTACAATTGGTTCACATACCGTATCTATTGGTGTAACACCACTAACAACAAATAGAGTCGTACCATCATTATAATCATAATAATCAACACCATTAATTGTATATCCGGTATATAATTGATTACCATTTGCACTTCCGCCCCAATATGTACCGACAACACCTGTCGTACCTGTCACTTGGACACCTATTTTATAATTACCATTATCTAAAGTAGATTTATTACCATAAACCTTTAAATCAGACACCGATGATTGTGTATATCCTGTTACAACTAATGGGACAGTTAAATAAGGGTTAACACCACTTTGATATGTTTGACAACTAGCATCTCCACTATAAATAAAATCATAACAAACTGAAGTTGCCGACCAATTACCACCCATAGGTGTAAAACAAGTCCTTCCTTTTGGGTCTAATATTGTCACATTAGTAAATGGTACATATATTGTTTTCTTCACCACATTGGAACCCCACGGACTCATGCCTGACATACTAATAGTAAACCCACTAGAAGGACTTGGCGGATAAGTATGTGAATAAAAACTAGGACTAGTAGAAGTTATTATTTGTTTTGGGGAACCATCACCCCAATCAATTTCATAATTTGAAAATGATAAGTATTTTTTAAATTCAACGTCCGAAGTATTATAAAAATTATAAGTATATGGGTCGATTGTATTGGCTGAGAACAAAAAGTTAGTCATAACCTCTTGTTGTAATACCATTCCATCAAAAACTGAATAATATCCAACATCTACCGTATTTTCAGTAATTAATATTGGAATCGTTAAACCTGTTAATAATGATGTACCAGGTTTGAGTGTTGCTTTTGAAATATTAGAAGTGTTTGTTCCTCCTGTTAATATTTGAGTCATTGACGAATATACATAAGCATTCCCATCAATATATTTGGTTACCTCACGAGTATAGATATCACAACAAAATGGTATTTTTTGTTCTTCAAGATACGGGTCTCCGATATAACTAATTTTAAAAACATCACCATTAATTACTTCAGGAGATATTCTTATACGATATGTGTTTGCACTCATTATGGATTAATATATTCATACCATTTTATGGAACTTGCCGTTCCAGCTCTAACATTTAAATCATCTAAAATCTCATACGTTTTATTAACGTAATCCAAATTTACTTTATAATAAAAATACTTCGACTCAAAATTAAAAACACTTGGAATCAATGGAGATGATTGCGGTACTTTCATCATTTTAACATAAACACCTAATCTTCCATCAAAAAATTTTGCACTCATGTAAAAAGTTGTTAAATTGTAAAATTTAACATTTTTTAACCAATAAATGAAAAACCCTTCTTTATCCCCAACAAAATCTAATTTATACGATGGCTTTTTAATTAAAACATCAGGTATATATGGAGATAAATTAGCCAATTCCGTAAACCCCTGTTGAACCGGTATAATTATTGTGAAATAATTGGTTTGAGATTTACCATCCATCGTATCATAAAAATCTAATTTGAAAAACGATTTGGTAAAAGGTTTTTCAAAATAGTAAATTTCAGTTTTAGTAAAACCTTCCGGTAAATAACTAGTCACCCAATCATTATTAGTCGCCGTTGTTACATTAGTAGGATTACCACTATAAAAATGAAAATCATATTTAACGTCAGTTTTTGTATCATTATCATATGGTGCGTGTGAAAACCTCAGTAATTCAAAATCTTCAGCAACACCTATTATCTCCTTTATGACATCCTCTTCATAAAGTTCAATACTATCTTCTTGACCATACATATCCCATTTAAGTTCAATCGGTAAAAGAATGTACTGTTCATCATTTGGGATTACAAATCTAAATTTATTACTCACAATCGTCTATTATTGGTTCTGCGGTTATGTTTTGTTCACTATAATTAGTTCCTTCCGGTATTATTCTAAAAATAATTGTCTCATTTGGATAATGAACACCATTTAAAAATGGATAATTAACTCCAACATTATCCGAATCTATATAACCATAACTATATAAATCTTTCCACAAGAAGGCATCTTTACTTGACGAGAAATACGAATAATTCGGAACATCAACAACATTTTTCTTATTACCTTCTTCAACATACGGAGAAAAAGACCTAATAGTTAAACCTTGATGAGGTTGATAATAATAACCATAAGGATTACCTGATGACATATTAAGTCCCGCAGGTTTTGGTGTTCCTATATTAAACACTTGTGGATTATATGTGATTTTATGGTACAATTTTGAAATAACTCTTTCAGTTTGTTCAAAATTATTCCATTCACAATAATCACCGTCTAACGTATCACCTTCTTTTAATGGTAAAACATATGTAAAATTAATTTTTTGACCAGCTGGCGATAACAAAACCCCCAATGGTGTTTGATAAGTACCTAAAGGAAAATTAGTGTTTGATTTTGAGTTATTATCACCCCACCAAACAGATGGTAGTTTAGTTACAGGGTCTAAAGGTAAATTAAACTCATAACCTTGTTTTAAACCATAATACCCTAATCCAGCACCTTTTGGTCTTCCAAGAGTTAATCCGAAATAACCTTTCCAAATAGTTGTAAAAAATAACTCTGTAATTGGTCGTTGTAAATTGTCTAATAATGGATTTATTTTAATATCTTTACTAAAAGATAATGTGTAATTTTGTGAACCTTCCTTTATTGAAACTCTCGAAATTCTGTTAGGTGTATAACCACTACTTTCATATTTTTTCTTAATACCAAAAATATTTTGGTCAAATCCCGCGTTAACTAAAACCGCATCATCAACATTAGTTAAAATCTTATGTTTTCTAACATAATACATTGATGTAGTATCATTAGGATTATCTGAATTAATAACTCTTTTAAACGTACCCTCAACACCATCATCAAATGTTGTACCTGTAAATCCAACATTAAAAATATTAAAAATATATAAATCACTACCCGCAAACCCATCGCCTAATGAATATACTGTAAAAGTGTCATTATTATTGTATGAAAAATTTAACTTAACCGATTCACCCGCAGTTAAACCATGTTTAACCGGACATCTAAATGCCACAATATTTTGTCCATTATTTTCATCGTTTTCAATGATAAATGGTATACCGGACGATGCCACCCAAGTTAAAGTTTCAGTTGTTTTTTTCTCAATTGCCTCTAATTGTTGGTTATAATCATTTTCAAAAGGATAACTTATAAAATGATTCCAATTATATGTTGAAGCACTTTTGCTTACAAAATTAACATGACTATAACCACTAACATCCAAAACAGTATAACCCGAAACATTGTAATCACTTCTAATAAAATCAAATTCATGATATTGGGGGAATCCTGTCCACGCAATCTTTGGGTCTATGGGACAATTTGCCTTTGCCGCTGCCACCTCATTTACATAATACAAATTATTTTCTAACGGAACATAATTTGTAAATCCGGTGTACGAATTATTAAATAACACGGAAAATTTACATGTAGGTCTAAATATATCAGATTTTTGTCTTTCATCATCAAACACTTGTTCTAAATTCACATCAATATTCCTATCAAACTCAACATTTTGTTGCGCTGTTTGTACTAAAGGTACATTAAACATCAGATTAGTATCCGGAGCCGACTTATACCTTAATGAACCTAAAATTACTCTTGTATCTATTCTATTACCCATAATTAATTAACAAATGTTGTTGTATCAATCCATTTAGTTGTAAACCTATCAAACGCAGACGCACCTTTCTTTAAACCAAAGTAAAAATGAAACGGAGCCCCAACAGTTACTGAGTCTGGTTCCGGATTATTTTTATCCCAATTTGAAATATTTTCATCTATTTGACCGAGATTGTTAACCGCGAATATATAACCTTTATAATAATTAGTTTCAGATGAATTATTTGCCGTACCTCTAAAATATCTTGATGTTGTTTCTATTCTATCCATTGATTGATATTTTAACGAAAGAAAACTACCATCACCATTAATTGGGTCTGTATTCCAACCATTATCTTCTTTTCCAAATATTGACGGTTTACTTGACAATTCTTCAATTCTCCATTGATAGAATGGAACTGTTTGACTAAACGCATCAAAATAACTAAACCCACAAGGCGAATTGGCTGGTACAGTATTATCAACAATCGTTCTTTTTGGTGTAATAAAATCTCTAGTTTGAGTATCCGAACTAAAGAAAATCCCTATAACCGCACTATCCGAAGCAAATCCATTCCAATAAACAGGATTTTGTTGAGGAAATGGATTATCAGGATAATTTAAAGATTCAAAAGGAGATACCCCAAGTTCTGAATTGATTGAAATCAATTGAGAATAATCACCATCAACTTTGTATTTAACACGACTAAAATATGCCGTAATATTAGACCCTACTAAAAATTGTAACATTTGGTCAATAAAACTTTTATTTATTAATCGACTAATAATCAATAAATTTAATATTTCTGTCACATTACCATACGTAGTTGTCGATAATTTATTTGCAACATACCCATCGTATGCGTCCGACATAACTAATTCTTGTAAATAAGCACTTCTTGGTCCTAAATCAATTAAAGTTGTTGGAGTTAATAAATAATTAAAATTATCTCCTTGAGCATTACTAAAACTAGAAGATGATGGTCTATCTTTACCAATAAAAATACCTGTAGAATCTTTATATGGACTACATCTATAATAAAAATTATTAGTTGGGTGTAACACTAACGTATCTGTACAAAATTCACTATTTGGAACATTTGGTTGGTTCCCAAATGGGCTACCATACGTAACGTCATTATGGAAGGAATACGCGTATAAAGTACCATTTATCCAATTATTTGCAAATATATGTGACCAAACATTTCTACACGCACCAAGATTAATACTACTTCTAGATATCCACTCAGTTAATAAACCAAAATCTCGAAGTAATGAAACAAAAACTGTTGTTACAACAATATAACAACCTCCTTGAAAGATTGTTTCTCCATTATATTCTTCACACCCACCATGATTTATTACAATATTACCATTACCATCATCCCCATAACACTCTAATGGTACAGACCCACTACAAGTAAATGAATCAATAACACTATTTGTGAAATTTTGAGTATCCCCCGTTAAATCTTGGGATGCTCCTCCCCCACCTGTAGATGCCGCACTAACAGCTGTATCAATACCCACTAAACCTTCATCAGGAATATCATACATCATAAAAGATGAATTATGTTGTAACGAAAATCCATTACAACAAGTTTGTTCAACAGTAGTTGAGGTCGGTAATCTATCCGACCTCATAACCATTCTATTATTATCGTTTGACGTTAATATATAAGTTAAAGTATTTCCTGTTGTATCATATATTGGTGCAAAATAATTACCTGTCCAATCATAACTATAATTTGTTGGTAGACCAACAGTTAATCTCATATACGCCAACGACCCACCTTCAACTATTTCTCCAACATAATAACCTCTATTTGTATTAGTATCTGAACCATTACCATTACTTACAGGGTTATAAGATGTACATTCTGGCGAGCTAGGATAAGGATATATATTCACCGTTACAGGAGCATTCCATTCCTTTGTAAAATCATTTTGACCAATAACGTTTAAACCATATACACTACTTGCTTGAGCACCATAAGAAACTGGTAATGGGTCTTCAAGACCATTCGGAGGTGGAGGACAACTTGGTTTATAAGTTAACGCATTGTTATCTAATTTAGAATAATAACTAAATAATGGTGATGTAAATGATGAAAATGAAGGGGTGTCCGCTGTAAAATCAAACGTATCGAAATATAATTTTTCCCCAGAATATGAATCTGTCGCTAAATTATTTGGTAAATTATTTTCATCGTGACTTACATTCTTAAATTTACCCTGAATTGGATAATTCATTTTATAATTCCCTTCAATAATTAATGATGGGTCACTTCCTAAATTTTTACCAAATAAAATATTTAAATCGTATCTAATTTTTACTCTCGGTACATTAGGGTCAACACCTCTATTTAAGATTAAAACACATTGTTGGTCAGGGTCTTTTAAATAATTTATTGGTTTTTTTAATATCGGAAAATCTTGACTACCATCTTTAGTGTAATCACCAACCCAACAACCCGGAGTTATTTGACCTCCACCTGCCCATCTTTGAAGAAACATTTCATTAAATAAAAATCGTTCATTAAGAGAATTAGGTATTGATGTCCCACATTGACCACTAAATTCAGAATAAGTCATACCTGTTATAACTTGGAAATACTCCAAATCCATCGGGAATTTATAATAATTATTATAACCATTTGTTGTACCAGTAAATTCCGTTGAACCTGTTAACATAACATTATAATTAATCTGTACAGGTGTCCCCGCGAGATTAGGGTTAGCATAATAGAAAGAAACCTGAGTCATTCCTGTTGATGTAAATCCACTAATCGCTTGATTACCATAAGAATTTGTTACACCACTAAATAAATTAATATCTTTGGTTAATGTAGGATTTTGGAATGAAATCATTTGACCAACACTTAAACTACTTAAACTATTTTTATCACATAAAATGACTATAGTGTTATCATAATGAAAATTAGTAGTTTGAGTTGGTGGATTATTATCTGGGTCAAATGTCACTTTTATTCTATTAACACCACCTCCCGGATTTACGCCAGGTGAGTTATCAAAATATTTCGCTTTTGTATTAAATAAATTTATTCTTTCCGCCAAAGTTAAATTAGATGAAAATATATAATCATTTTCTTGACTACCATTAAGTTCATAAACTATTTCCTGTACTTTGGGAATACCAACACTATTATCGCTATCACCAGCAGGTATTTTACCTGAATATATTGATGTAACAGCATTTTTTATATAAGATTCTACTGAATTACCTGGAATTTTATATAAAGGACTACTAACACCTAACAAAACTAAAGATGACGATAACGCATTATCCGGTTTAGGGTCAAGATATATATACGGACAAGGAAATTCCTCAGTTGAATCACCTGAAATATCTGAAACGGAAGCCGTGGCATCTTCACTCACAGTACCTTCAGTACTTGGTGTTTGACCAACAGAACAATCGCATAAATCACAATCCGGATAAGTCAACATAGGCAATGAAATACCTTTTAAATCCATCTTCCATAATTCCTTTAATATAATAACAAAAGCCGCAATAAGTAATATATAAAGAATAATTTGAAGAAGATACCCAACAATTAAACCTAACGCATATGGTACCGTTCCAACAACTAAAATTGCCGTATTAATTATTTGTACAGTATAATAAAGTATTAACGCAGGTATCACTAATATTCTAAGCAACATTATTGTAAAATATAATAAGTGCATAGTTATTAATAATCCATACAGTACGGGTCTAAATACCATCATTAAAAATGAGTATAAAATATAAATTATATCAAATCTCATATTGGAATCGTTTGTTGGAAATTTGTTGTTTTCACTATTACAACTATCATCTAATATATTTTTAATCCCAATAAATCTATCAGGTGTTATACCTTTTCTAAATTTATCAACTAACTGAGATACCGTATAAACTTTATTGTATTGCATTACATAAAATTTATCGTCACAATCAATCGCCTCTTGAATCATTTGACGACCAATATTTGCACCACTACTATTAGACGTACCTGTATATCCATAATCAGCCCAATCTAAACTAAACGCGTATGATTTCATAGCCAAGTCATACGGTGAATTTAATGCTCTATTAGAATCACTCAATGGGTCTGAACCACTACTAGTCCACCCATGTTCTCTAACATTTGGTACAATAAAGTAACCTCTTTTAATTTGTTCTGATAATGATGGTGACTGGTCCCATTTTACTTTAAAACGACATTTGGCTCTTGTTGGAACACCTTTTTTAGGGTCGTTTGATAAAACTTGTTCACCAAATTCATTTGTAATGTAATAATCCAAATTCATTGGGATATCAATTAACCATGTCCCATTTGAATCAATTACTTTACCACCCTCATCTAAATCAAAAGATTCCAATATTGGTCTACCATATTCATCTTGGAATATTGTTTGACGTATACCTAAAATTTCTCCGGGACCCGTTGTTAAACTACATAAATAACCCGCATTACCCCTAACTTGACAGGTTCGTTTTAAAGCATCATCATCAGTTGTAGAAACTATGGAACCCATAAAAATAGCTGTAGGATTAATGTCAATCCCTGCTTCAGATGACAAATCAAAATCAGTTCTTGTAATCCCTAAATTACATATTTGAGGTTGCCCCCATAAAGGTTCAACTTCAACTGTTCTATTAATTGTAACAATTTGAGGTAAACTTCTTAAATTTGTCGATGATTTAAATGTAACGCCCGCAACTTGTGATGGTGTTGCAATACCCATTCTTATTAAATCTTGAGGCGATAATGAAAATTCACCAATATCCGATAAATCAATATCAACAACAATTGTTTGACTACCGGTTGGTAATCCAAATATCATATAATCACCACTTGTATTAGTTACTGTGGAAAATTTATAGTACTTATCATAAACTTGGATTAATGTTGGGTCAACTAACACATCTTTTCTAGTGAAAAAAGTTCCTGTTGGTATATGACCACTATGGGATTGTGTATAAGGTAATAAATTATAACGATATCCGTCATCATTAAGGTCGGAAAGTGATTTATATGGATATAACTCGGAAATTACGGGGTCTAATTCATCAGTACTATCTAATGGTACAAATATTGAAACTTTAGCATTTGGGATACCAAAACCATTATTAACACTAACTCTACCAACAAGTACTCCGTAATCAGAGCATTGTCTAGTGTAAATTTGACTTTGTAATATTTTTAGAGATAATATTTCTAAATACTCAAATTCTTGGTCTATCAAGACATTAAGTGATTTATCAACACCAGGCTCAGTTCTTATTCTAAATGAATTGGACATAATAATCTTTTTTAATAAATAGTTTATATACTATTTTCAAAAGATAATTCATTATTTAATAAAATAAATTATGATTAAAACTTATATTTCTTAATCTCACTTATCGGATTAACCCCTTTTTCAATAAAATCTTTTAATAATTGATTAATTTTAAGATAAGTAACATTATCAATAGTAGTATGTGTAGTATTTTTTATTTCAATGTTAACATAATTCACATTATTTGACGATGTTGATTTACCCCCTGAATTTGTAAAAAATATGAACTCATCACTATATTCAGTTGAAGTTAAATTAATTAATCTATTTATATTTGTAGGGATATTATAGTCAACATTGTTTTCTTTTTTATTTGCCGGGTCAATTAAAATAGTCAAATCAATATTAATTTTTTGTTTTTTCAATTCACTTACAACTTGAATAACATTGTATCCTCCAATACTATGTCCAACCATAATAACTTTCCCATTTGGATTAAATAACTTGTAGTAATAAATCACACTATAAACATCTTCAGGTGTTAAGTTTTCACTATGTGAACTCACATAAGTTAAAACTTGAGTATCTTTTGTAAAATTTTTTGATTTAATATATCCCAACCCATTTTCATCACGAGAATTTGTAACGTCAACTTGAGTTTTGTTTTTAGAGATAAAATCCTTAAATGGATTATTAACCCCTTGTATCACTATAATTAAATTATTTGTAGTTTTTTTAACATGTTCTATGTTATATTTTTTAGTCTCAGATTGTCTATCACTATAAATGTTTGTAGATTCATACCCAATCAAGGTCATAAAAAAAATACACATTAATGTTGGGAATATTTTAATATTTGTTTTGTTTTTAATAACAATTATTAAATAATGTATAAAAAATGGTATTCCTATCCAAAGTCTAATATGTAAAATTAAACTAATAACGATAGCTTGAATCCAAGTACCATTATTACCTTTTATAGCGTCTAAAAATTGTAAAATATAATCCATATTATTTTGTTTGATTAATAATAAGGATAATTCAATAAATTTTAAAATAAATTGCTAAGAGAAATTAACCGTTTTAATATTTTTAACTCTAACATTAATATCTTTGTTTGGATATCTAACTTGATACACTTGTCTTGGTTCGGCAAAAATTGTATCATCAACTAATTCAATTTGTTTAGTTTCCGAATCAATATATCTTTGTGATGTTTGAGAGGAAGAATATTGACCCCCAACTTTATTAAAAAATGTCATGTCAGAAACAGAAATAACCCCATTTTCACTTTGAACTAATCTTCTTAATTCTGATACATTAACATTTTCACCCATTTCTTGGTTTGTTGGGTCAAAATAATCAGTAATTATATTAATTATTTGAGATATAATTGAACCCTGATTTTGTGAATTATCTAACACAACATCAACATTTATTGCTAAATCAATAACATTAGCACTTTCAATTGACACGTAATCATTAATCATTCTATAATTTGATAAATAATTCGCCACATTATTTTTTAATGTATTAGAAACTATTTCAGTTAATCTACCTGTTTCGTCATAAGATAACATTTGAACTTTAATCTTATTATTTTCTTCAGTTATCGCTACTTTAGCAGGAGCCCCAAATTGAGATGGCATTGTTCTTATTATGGATTCATAATCATTTATTGTAACCGCTCTATTTTGAGCCGTAAAGTTATATGATACTAAATTTCTAACCTCTTCCGTTGTTGGATAATTAGCCCCACCAATTGCCGCAGTAACATTATTACATCTCAATGAATTAACCACAGTTGTATTAACAGAATCTGATGGACCATTTACAAAAAATGAAACTGTACCTATTTGAGTTATAACACCAACACCTAAATTAGTTCCTGAACCACCACCAATTCTATACTGAACAAATAAAGTAGTATTAGGTTTTAAAGTACTACCTAACGCAAAGTTATTTGAATATTTATATAAATTTAAAGGTTTTCCGTCTCGAGCAAATTCTCGTAATTGTTCATCCGCAGATTGTGTTCCACCACCAAAAGTCATTTTAAAAAAACCTTCCGGAGTAAATTCTGTTATAAATTTAGTTGCGGTAGTTACATATCTACCAACTTTAATACCGGGATTATCAGAAACTTTTGTTGGGTCTTCAATAAAAACTCTATCTTGAGCCAAGGCTTGTACTTCTAACCATCTGTTATCAACACCTAAAAATTCTTGGTTTGATGGGACATTCGCATATTGAGTACCGTCTTTTAATAATACACTAGTTACACCTAAAACAGTTTTTTCAGGTAAAAATAATTCAAAAAATGGTTTTACATCATTTGCTGTAATAACTCTTTTAAAAACTTTGGTAATTCCATTAACAACAGTTTCTCGTTTAGTAATTGTATAATTTAATAATTTATTATTTGAATCAAAATTTGGTATTTTTAATCTATTAGGGAATCCTTCAGCATTTGAAGGCGATGAAAAATCAATATCATAAACCGTTTCAAATACTTGACCTGCACCGCTTACTTGAGAACCTCTACGTAGTATACCACAATATCTTAAATCTTCTTTATCACCAAAAGCGGGTACTGTTATTGAAAAATCAACCAAAGCAACTGATGGTCTTTGACCCGGAACTTTTAATCCATAAGTCTTGGCAATATTAAAAACTGAAGACCTTTGTTGTGCATATTGTAATACAGTTTCCTGAATACTTCTATCAATATTAAATTGAAGGTTATCCGTAACCGCAGCATTTAAATCTAATAATACTGAGAATACACTCGCATCATTAAAGTTATCAACTAACTCTGGGTAATAAGTTCTAGTGAAGTTTATTAATTCAGTTCTAATTGATTGGAAGTCTCTCGTAGTATACGATATTTTTTTATTAGCCATATTCTTTAAATATTTAGGATTACAAAATCACTAGCGTTAAACACGTCATTATTTATTTGATAATCTATTTTAACTTTCGCAGTATGTTCTTTAGTTCCAATACCCGGTACTCTAAAAACACGAGTATCGTATTGGTCAACATAAGTACCTTTATCTTCTTCACCATCAGACGCTGCGGTGATACTTATATTTTTTATTGTTATTCCCGGTATATATTCTTCAACAGCATCTCTAATTTCCGCATCAATATCTGAAAAGGTTGGACCATCTAATGGTTCAAAAATAAATTCATATAGTCTTGTTCCAAAATCGGGTAAAAAATATCTACTTCCTTTTCTAGTTAATAATAAATGTATTAAATCCGTTCTTGTTTCTTGAGTACTGTCTGTAGAAAGGTCTAAATACTTCCCATCATAAGAATCCCTAAAAGGGAAATTAATACCATATGTTTTTCCATCTGCCATATCTATAAATATAGTGTCATAATTATTTCTTATAAATAGAGTAAAATAAAAAATCACGACCGAAGTCGTGATTAATGTTATAATTATTTTATTTTAATTAAGAACCACATCCAAAACACTCAAATTCAGTATCTGTTGGTTTTGTAGTCAAATCAACTGTTGGTTTCTCAACTGTCTTTGGTTGTTGAATTTTTGTAATGTCAACCGCCAAGTGTTTTGCTCCGGTAGATATCGCTTTTGTTCTAACATAATAACAAAGAGTTTTCAATCCTTTACCCCAAGAATGGAAGTGAGATGATGAAATCTTTGATAATGTTGGTTCAGACATATAGATATTCATCGATTGTGATTGGTCTATGAATGGTGCTCTGTCTGCCGCCATATCAATAAGTTCTCTTTGTGATATTTCCCAAATCGTTCTATATTTTGGAATCAAATGTTCAATTCGTTTTACCTTCTTATTGTAATTCTTATCTTCCGGGTCCAAATAGTGATTAAAGTTAATATTTTGAACAGACCCTTCATTCATAATGATTTCATTCTTCAAATCCTCACACCAAACACCTAACTTTTCAAAATCGTTAATTAAGTATTTGTTAACTATTAAGATTTCACCCCCAACTACACGACGATTAAATAATGCTGAGTGAGCTGGTTCTGTCATTTCAAATGAACCTGTAATCTTAGCAGAAGATGCTACTGGCATCTGAGCTGTGAATAACGAGTTACAAACCCCGTGATTGGATACTTCTAACTTAAGTGAGTCCCAATCCCACATTCTTCCTAATCCTTCGTAATCTAACCCCCACATATCAAATTGGAATATACCTTTTGACATTGGTGACCCATTAAAGAAGTCGTATGGTTTGTATTCACCTGTTTTACATAGGTTCATACTTTCGGTGATTGCTGCGAAGTAGATTGTTTCAAAAATCTCTTTATTAAGTTTCTTCGCTTCTTCAGTTGTAAAGATATAATCCATTAAGAAGAATACATCAGCAAGACCTTGTGTTCCAATGGCAATCGCTCTTTGTTCCAACCCACCTTTTCTTCCTTGTTCAGTTGAATAACTATTGATGTCAACAACTTTGTTAAGTGCTCTAACAACCTTTCTAACTTCACTATAAAGTAATTTGAAATCAAACTCTCCTTTTATGATGAAGTTCTTCAATACCATAGATGATAACGTACAGATTGCTGTGGTATTCTCATCGGTGAATTGGTAAATCTCATTACATAGGTTAGATTGTTTAATCACTCCAATGTTTTGATGGTTTGTCTTTCTGTTGGCACTATCTTTAGAACATAAGTAAGGAACTCCGGTTTCAACCTGAGATTCAATAATCTTATTCCAAATTGTTTGTGCTTTCACTTTCTTACCTAAACCAAGTTCAACCGCTTTGTTGTAATTTGATTCATACTCATCACCGTAAGCTTCTTGTAATGGTTTGATACCCGCTTTGATAATGTCGTTAGGACAGAACAAATACCAATCATCATTGTTCTTAACTGCGTTCATAAAGTTGTCCGGTAACCAAATTGAGGTAAATAAATCTTTAGCTCTCAATTCTTCTGCCCCCGTATTCTTTTTGATTTCAAGTAAATCAATAATGTCTTTATGCCAAGGTTCAATATAGATAGCTGCACTTCCCGGTCTTCTACCTTGTTGATTAAAGAATCTTAACCCTTCATTAACAATCTTTAGGTATTTCAATAAACCACCCGCAAATCCTCCTGATGAGTTAATACGACTCTCTTTACTACGAATGTTAGACATACATAAACCAATTCCAGCCGCATCTGACGAATAGGTTGAAATGTCATTAAATGTATCCAACAAACCTTGTCTTGAATCTCCGTTATTGTACTTCAATACACAAGACGCTAGTTGAGGTGTTTTGGTACCTGCATTAATCATAATTGGTGTTGCCGGAGAGATAAGTTGATTCGATAACGAATTATAGTATTCAACCGCCTCTTCAAATGATTTAGTCACCCATAAAGCAACTCTCATATACATATGTTGTGGTCTTTCAACTACAACACCTTTAGGTGTTTTCAACAAATACATTTCCTGTAATGATTTCCACGCAAAATAATCAAAATTGTAATCATTCTCGTGATTTATTACAGAATCAATATCACCCCAACCATATTCGTTAATTGTATCGATTAAGATATCGTTAATAACTCCATCCTCGTGTAAACGTTTCATAGTATTACAGAAACTTTCATCAGTCTCTTTGTGATACGCAGATATTGCCACAGATGACGCTAGTCTTGAGTAATCGTGATGACTACCGGTATAAGCCGCAGCAATCTCGTAAACCAATTTATCTAACTCTTTAGTGGTAATAACACCTTCAGTTGGAACCGAAGTGATTACTTTAATGAATACCTCATCAGCATTTACGTTCAACCCTTTGGCTGCTCTCTTTACTCTGTTGTATATTTTTTGGGGGTTAAAGGAAACCTCATCTCCCCCTCTTTTTCTTATTTTTAGTGACATCATATTAAAAATCCTCTGTGAATGTTAATGACTCTCCTAACTTAGCTTTTTGGTACTCCATAGTTCTTGATTCAAAAAAGTTACCTTTTGTTTCAACAGCAATTTGTTCCATAAATTTGAATGGTTGTTCAACATTAAAATGTTTCTTACATCCAAACTTAACTAGTAGTCCGTCAGTTACGAATTCAAGATATTGTTTCATCAAGTTTGAATTCATACCAATTAAAGATACAGGTAATGATTCAGTAATAAACTCTTTTTCAATCTCTAACGCTGATAATAAGATTTCTTTAATTCTTTTCTCCGTTGGTTTGTTTTCAACGTGATTGTTAATCAAATGAATTGCAAAATCACAGTGTAAATTCTCATCTTTGAAAATAAGACTATTAGCGTTACATAATCCCTGCATAATTCCTCTTGATTTCATCCAAAAAATAGAACAGAACGACCCTGAGAAGAAAATTCCTTCAACCGCCGCGAACGCAACTAATCTTTCTTGGAAAGAAGCGTTCTCAATCCAATCAAGAGCCCATTTAGCTTTCTTTTGAACCGCTGGTAATCTATCAATTGCGTGGAAACATTCGTCTTTCTCTGTCTCATCAGATACATAAGTATCAATCAATAATGAGTACATTAACGAGTGAATGTTCTCCATCATAATTTGGAATCCGTAGAAGAATTTTGCTTCAGCATACTGAACTTCTTTTAAGAAATTCTCCGCCAAGTTTTCATTTACAATACCATCAGACGCTGCGAAAAACGCTAATACATTTTTAAGGAAAAATCTTTCGTTATCAGATAGGTTTTCCCAATCTCTAATATCGTTAGATAAATCCACTTCTTCAGCTGTCCAAAACGCTGCTTGGTGTTGTTTGTAATATTCCCAAATGTCGTTATGTTCTATTGGGAAGATAACGAATCTGTCATTGTTTGGTTCTAATATTTTTTCTTTCATATTAATTATTTTGTTGTTGGTTTTTTTCTTTTCTCTTGTCTAACAAGTCCTTGATTCTCTGTCTATTTCTTTCTTCGGTTTGTTCTTCTAAACCTAAGAATGTTACCGAACTTTCAGTATCAATCTCCAACATACCATTATCAAATTTACAATTCTCAAATACAACACCATCATCACCAATACGGGATTTAGTTATTGCTATCGTCGCCAATTTCATTTCTTTTTGTTGTAGAGATTTAGCCACGGAAATAATTACGTGTCCAACCTGAGCTTTCTTGATAGAACCACCCATTTGGTCGGTTGTTACAACATCTGACGATATTGAACTTCTATTACCCTGAGTTGCTGTCCATCCTACCAAATCAAGTTCGTGACACATAGATTCAAAACCTCTCATCACAGACCCTTCAGATTTCCATTCATCCCCCAAGTTTTTATCCGGAACCACACAATCAATGTAGTCTAACAATACCATATCAATTTTGATTCCTTCTGAAATCATTTTTCTGATTTGATTCTTAATCTGCATCATTGTTATTGTATCAGAGGGTAATTTTTTAAGTATCAATTCATTAGGCATTTTCTCCTTAATTTCTTGAACTTTAATCATAACCTCTTCTTTTTTTATCGACAATTCATCCGGATGAATCTTTGTCCATAATGTAATGTGTTTACGTTGGATAATCTTTGGGTTATCCTCAAAGAATATTTGTAAAACGTTATACCCCAAATTAAATGCGTGATTTGCAATTTTTGTAAGTAAGGTAGATTTACCTACCCCTGTTGGTGCTAAAATAACACCGATTTCACCCTTAGCCAACCCCCCTTTTAAGAGTCTATCTATACCCGGAATACCCATCGGTATCGGATGACGATAATCTTCGTTTAGAACATCATCTAAGTTACTAAAAACACTTTCCGTTCCCTTATCGTGTTCCCCAACTTGTAATGCCTTACTAACCATTTCCTCTAATGTGTCATAACTCTCAAATTCACCGGTGTCGATGATTTTTTGAGCTTTAACCATTACTTTCTGTAACTCCTGTTGCTTACAGAACTTCATCGATTTTTCTTGTACAAATTCAGCACCTTCAAGCGTGGACTCCTTAACTTTTGTAAGGGTATCAATAATGATTTTAGCCGCTAGAGGTTGTTGTATCTCAGATTTTGTAATTTGTTCTAATGTGTCAAAGGTTGGTGTGTGTTCGTATTTTGTGTAATATTCTTTAATCATTTGAATGATTAATTTGAAGTATTTATTCTCAAAATAACTTGTTTCAATCACATCTATAATAGACCTTGAGAAGTCTTTGTCGATAATGATTTGGTTTAATAATTGTATCTGAAAGGTACTCCCCAGATACTCGAAATTTTTGTTTGACGCCATATTTTTTCTTTTAGTGTATTAATAAATACTATACACTTAGGTTAACTTCTAAATATTTTTTGGTTAAATCTTTTGATGAAAAAATGTCAGTTAAGTTCATCAACAAGTTTTTTAGGTGTGGGCGTACATCCACAGTATATCTTATCTTTGGAGGGTATACTTTAGCATCCACCTGTCTATGACAAATTGTCACATCATTTTGTTTGATGAAGATGTTAAAGTACTCCGGACCGTCAGTATAAGACGTTTCCAAAATAGCAGGATTGTTCACAATTTCGTACATATTGTCTGTCATATATGTTACGGTTTTCAATGATAATTGTGTTTGAATATCGTCTTTAAATTCACGAAGTAATTCATAAAGTTCTAACGAATATTTCGCCTCATTGTTGAACTCTCTCACGTTAAAAAATCTTTGTACAATGATGTTATCATTTACCATCATTAAGAATTCTAATTTTACCGATTCTTGGTCTTTCATAGTTTTAATTAATTGTTTTTATAATTTCTTTTTTCTTTTCTTGTTAGTTTCATAAAGGGTCTAACAAAGTTTACCCACGCATCATCTCCCTTTGGTAGATACTTAAAAAAACCGTCTTCCATCATCATTTTAATAAGACCCCTATGACCCCTTCCATCAGGGTCTAAGGTTTCTTTATAATACAATTCAACAAGTTCCTTAGCATCATCACTAATTAGAGGGTTTGATAAATTTATGATTTTTTCGTTAATCACAAAATATTCATCACCATAAACACCACTTTTAGTTTTACCAGATAACAAATTTTGTAAGGTCTTGTTATCCTTGTTCTCTTTCAGAAGGATTTCCGCCTTTTCTAAAATATCGGTAAATGAAACCGGTTTTTCAAGTAGCTCAGGAAAAAACTTTATAAGTGTCTTTTCACCCAACCCATATATCCCATCAATATTGTCCGATTTATCTCCTGACAATATCTTATAAGTTTTAATGTTTTCGTGTGGAAATTCGTAAAATTCACATTTGATTTTACTACCTAAATGATAAGTTTCTTTAGTTCTTGGATAAAATACCGATACCTTGTCTGATATTAGTTGGGTTAGGTCTTTATCCCCCGAATAGATGGTTTTTTGTTCGTTCTCCGAGATTTGGCAATAATAAGCAATCAAATCGTCGCCTTCGTTATTATCTACGTTGATTTGTCTTATATAACATTCCTCCAAGTATTGTTTGATTCTCTCTTTCTGTTCTTCAAAAGATTCATCTTTGAAATCTTCGGTTATACGTCGTTTTTCTTTATATTGGGGGTAAATAAGTTTTCGGGCGGATGAATTATTATCTCCATCCCACATAACAACAACCTTATCAAAATTTTGTTCGTCTATAAAACGTCTAATTGTATTGATAAAATGCCATAATCCTCCTATGTGTTTTCCGTTGTGGTAAAAGTCTTTAACCCCACAAAATCCAATCTTAAGTAGATTGTTTCCATCCACTAATAGTGTTTTAGTCACTTGGTTTGTTTGTATTCGTTACTATAAAATTTTGTTACTCTTTTTCAAATTATCTTCCGCCCATAGTGGTTGGAGATTTTCATAATGACACAACTTATAAAGTTCGTCTTCTGTTTTTGCCGATGATAGTGGAATGATGTGGTCAATATGCCACTCACTCCGGTTGTCCCAACTCATACCATCAGTAAATTGGGTTTCTAAATGTTCTTTTAGAAATTGGGGGGAACAACCTACAATATCAAAAGTTTTGTTTTTTTTGGTGATGTTTCGGGTTTTAAGAAACGATAAAAGTCTAGACCTCATCACACATTTTAATCGAAAAATAACATCATTCTTTAATCTTAAAGAATGATAAAGATTTCTTTTTACTTTAACTTTCTCCTTATTTTTTTCTGACCATTCTTTTTTATAAGTTAAAATATTTTCTTTATTCTTCTCATAATATATTTTATACCTGTTTGGGTCTTTTTGGTATCTTTTTTTTGACCTATCATTATCTTTTATCCTAATAACATCAATATTTTCTTCTCGGTAATTTTTAACTTTTAATAATATTTTTTCCCGGTTATCAACATATTCTTTTCTTTTTTGGTCTTTTATTTTTTCATCGTTATTATCCCTATATTTTTTCCAAACTAAATAAGAACATTGTTTACATTCAGTTCTAAACCCATCTTTAGAATCTTTTCTTTTTCTAAAATTAGACAATTCTTTTTTAAGATTACACTTACTACAAACTTTAGTTTCCATTTTTAATATATTCTTTTAATAATTTATTAACAAGGGAAGATAAATTTATAGATTTATCCTTAAAGTATTGTGGTAATTCGGGGTCAACCGAAACACCAATTTTAACTTTTTTTTCAATTTCTTCTTTTTTCTTTCTTCCCATACTAATAAATATCTACAAATTATAAAAAAGTAGAATTATTACAACTTTTTTTTATTCGTCAGAATCATCTTCACCTATCTCATCTAACACCAATTCACCTGTACCACTAAGGATTGCTCCCCAATAACTAGAATATTGTTTTTTATATTTCTCCAAAGCCTCTTTTGTGTCCGCAATATATCCTTGAGGTACAGCAATAATTTTACCATCTTTATAAGCAATACCATTTACGTGATTTTTTAATATAGACACTTTTGTTCTGACCGCGTAAGATATGGTTCTCCCATTTTTAGTTGCGGTAATATGACTAACACCAGCATTTTTTTGATTACCAAATAAAAACACCAAAGAAGCCGCAAGATATAACGCATTTCCCCCTTTAGGTTTTATAGTCGCTTGGCCGAAAGGTGAGTCAGGTAATTCAACCCAAGGTTGTACAATAACAGTTAAAGTGTTATAGTAAGGATAGTCCTCTTTTTTAGATTTTGAAATTCTAGAATGAATACCCATACCTATTTTATCCGCAAGAACTTTAGCATTGTGCATTCCTCCACCTTTTCCGTCAAATGTCATTTGACAGGGGATGCTACCAATACTATCAAAGAAAAAAGGAACACTATAAGGTAACTCCCCTTTTTCTTGAGCATCAAGTATATCATTTATAAAATCAGTTGACTGTTCAATTGTTTCAAAACTATCATTAAAGATAAATTGACCATCCCACTCACCATTTTCATTTTGTTCAGCCTGTAAACCCAATTCAACGGCATGTTCCCAACTCCATTTCTTTTCTGTTATTATAAACACAGGTAGATGACCCTTTTTTTGAGCATCAACTGCCGCTAATATCATTGCCGTTGTTTTTGAAGAATTGGAATGACCCAAGAACATATTAATACCCCCCATTACAGGTCCGGGTAAACCACAAGCATCCATAAAAGCTTCACCGCAGTTATAGAAACTTTCAGGTTTGTATTTTGTTTTTGTAGAGAATTTACCCTTTATATCCTCTAACGAGAATGTTTTCTTTTTAATCGCCATATATCTATGTTAATTTAATTTTTTAGTTTTTGTAGACAAGTAGGACACTAAGTATGTCTTAGTGCCCTATATTTATGTCTAAGTTATTTGATTAGAACGGCATATCATCGTCCTCTTCAGCACCCGCTTGTGGGTCAATCGGAGCAGATGGTTTAGAACCACCAAACGATATTTCACCTGAATCAGAGTTACCATAATCGTAACCTCCTTTATCAGTATTCCATTTTGGAGTTTCACCTCTTGCGATAGCTTCTAAGTACTCAACCGGTTTTTTAGAGTAAACATCTTCCCAAGTTAACTCATCGTTAATCCAAGAATCAGCCAATACTTTGTCTTCGTGAACCGGAGCCGCATCATCATACATTACTGTTTGAATTACGGTGTAATAAGCCCCTTTTGGTGTTTTTGCCTTAGTTAATTCAAGAATAAGGTCTCTACCTGTTTCAGGGTCAGCAATATCTCCCTTGTTTCTGTAGATTGGGATAATTTTGTCGAAAATGCCTTCATTCTTGTAGTTAGATTTAAATCTCCAAAATTTAACTCCGTCCGCTTCGTTATCTCTATCGATAACTTTTACGATATAGAATTTACGAGCCAAGTAATTTGATGCCAATTTTTTATCTTCCTCTTTTCCTGTTGAACGAAGTTCCTCATAAACTTCAGTCAAAGGAGAACGTTCGTTGTCGTTTTTTCCTGGGTCATAAAATTTTTGGAATTTTCCGTCTACTTGAATCTCGTGATAATAAACCACTTTAAATGGTGAAGAACCATCGTTTGTTGGTAAGATTCGTAATCTTCGCTGACCTTGAGTTTCCTTATCCATAAGGATTGCCGCGAAGTATTTTTTCATTCTTTCTTCTTGTGTGAATTTTGAGGTAGAAGAAGTACTACCTTGTTTTGCTTGCTCATATTGAGCCAAAACTGCGTCTAATGAATTTGTCGCCATAGTGTTTAAAATATTTAAAGGTTTATAAAAGTATAAGTGTCAGCCGTGTGTTTGTCAAATTGTTTTGTAAAAAAAAATGGTCCGGAGACCATTTTAATTATCTTAGTTGCTTAAATGGTTTTGTTTCATCTTCAAAATTTCTGAAGGTTTTCTTGATTTCATTTGGAGAATATTCTTCAACTTCATCTTGAGTTAAAATATATTCATTTTTTCCCGATTTTTCCATATCTTCTTCCTTGTCATCAAAGAATTGACTTAGTTTTTGATTAAAAGGACCTGAATCCAATGTTCTTAACTCTAATCTTTCTTGTGGCGTTTTTTCTCGGTATTTTTCAACTTTAGCCTCTAAATCATTTAATTTAGTCATGATTCCATCCATTTCTCCTAATTTAGATTCTAAATCCGTTAAATGTTGGAATAAGTTAGTAAAATATTCTTCCTGTTTTTCTTCCACTTTTTTCTGTGACTTTACTAAATCAGTGATGTCCATTTCTTCAGTTTTTGATTCAGATTTTTCATCTGCACCAATTTTTTCAACATCAGGGTCAGTCGCAACATCCACAGGTTGTGGACCTGCAGGAGCAGTTGGTGGAGCCATACCCGCATTTGGGTCTGCCGGTGGAGCCGTTTCAGGAGCCGGTGCAGCATTTGGGTCAACCTCACCAGGTGGTGGGGGTAACGTAGCGTCTTGTTCTACAATATAATTATTAATTGAATTATATCTGGCGATTTCCTCTAAAATCTGATTGTCTATTTTTTTCATGTTATTAACCGTTTAATAGTTGTTTTACACCTGTTAAAGTTTCAACTTGAATTTTTTTATTTTTATTTAATGTGTTATCAACTCTTTCTATTAAACCATCTTTCATTCTGATAGTATAACAGTCACCAGTATCTAAATCACATACTTGTTTAGAACCATCTCCCAAATCTTTTTCGGTACTTCTGGTATTTTTACCTAAATAGTTGTCTAATATTAATTTCGTGTTCATAATCTTTTATTTATAAATATCTTTTATTTTGAAAAAATTTAATTTAACATGTTGTTCCGTTTCTTGAACACGGTTTTCCGTCCCAAATAATCTCTGAACCTGTATATGGTTCACTATAACAATTACAACAAATATTATCTTTAATTGCCTCCCATTTACCCACCTCAACTATTTGACCATATTTATAATCTTCATCCGGACAACTAATTGGTAAAAGAACTCTTGAATATCCATACCTAATATCCGGAAACGCATTAATTTTAATTATAAGCGTAAATTCATATGTTTTGTCATTTCTAGCCGTTTCTAAAATTTCATTAATATTAGTAACAGAAACAAATGTTCCAACATTTTTATTAGTTGTCGGTTTTATTGTAAAAGCACCAATTTGCACATTATTCATTCCTCCTGAAATATATAATTTAGCGGGATAGTCTTGGGTTAATAATTCATCTTGATTGCCAACCTCAAAACTACCACTAAGAACATCATTTTTTATTACAAGATTATCTAACGAATCCGTATTAAATTTTTTAGCATTTTCAAAAAGTGCCTCATTACTATTTGTAGTTGGTGGTGTATTTGGTGGTGGCGTCCCACTTACATTTCCACTACCGGTTTTAAATAGGTCAATAGATTGTTGAACACTAGTTTCCATCTGACTTAATTGACTCGGATTATCTTTAACCAATTTGTTATAAACATCAATATTTTCAGCATTTGCCGAAAAATATAATGTATAAAATTTAGTAATCTCTTTAGCAGTTATTTCAGGTAATTGTGTAACTCTACCTTTCCATCTTTGAATTAAAAAGGTAACGTGTTTTGATAAATCTGAAAAAATTGAATAAGGCTCATCACTTGAAATACAATAATATTGTTGATTAAAGTACGATTCTCCTGTGGCACCCCAATTTTGTAATAAATTAACACCTGAATAGTTATTTTCTTTTGTTTCTAATTCAGTTCCATTTGACGAACCTAAATAAATCGCCGCAAAAACTAAATACCTTAATTTTTGGTCTTGAGTTTGAACTATAATTGTACTGATAGCATCTTTATATTTAGATTTAGTTGTTGTTGGAGAACTAACATTAACATATTTTTCATAATTACTTATTTTTGGTTTACAATTTGGATTAGTTGACACACTATTAGCTTCTTTAGATGATGCTTGTTTAACCTTGTCATTAGCTTGACTAATAACATCAGTTCCTTTTGTACCACTTTCTTTTATCGCCGCTTGTTTATCTTGTTTGTTTTTCTCAATAATAGACGTTAATAAATTAGTTTTTAATGTTTGGATGTAACTATCAATTTCCGGTAAATTTGAAATGGATTGCCTAATACCTTTAAAAACTGTCTCAAATGTTCCCGGACCAATACTATGATTAACTTCCTGAATCATATATGCCCCACTAAACATTGGTACATGTCTTAAATTAAAATACATTGTTGGTTGAATCATTGCATTACCCATCATAGATACAGTACAAGCATAACTTCTATTTTTATATAAGTTATATAATGAAACATTTTGAGTACCAGCCGCTTTACCTGACGATTGTTTAACTAATTCATCTGTTTGTTGTAATGACTCCGCAGTTGCTTGCCCCGCACTTTGGTCTATTTGGAACCCATGAAAAATTGATTGATTTTGTGGTCCCACATCAACATTAAACCCAACAACTTTATTAGATTTATCCCAATCTTGTTTACCTATTTGGTCTTCAATTAATGGATTATCACTCGCTCTTCTTAAATCAAAGGAATCCCCTTTAAATCTTACGTTAGCATTATTTTTAAAATCCGGTTGTTCACTTGGTTTTCCAGCATAAAAACAAACCATTTTAGCCGAAGAATTTCTATAATCAACATTTAAAAATGTTCCAAACATTGTATTCGCAAAATCAATAGTCCCTTCCGGTTTTGGTACAGGATTTTTAACGGCATCTTGTACATTATAAAAATTAACATAAGACGGTATATTCATAACAACAAAATTATTTGTTACTAAAATATCTTGGACAAAAATCAACATACTTGTTTTAGGATTTATATTTGTCAACGTTTTTTTCAATTTATGAATATCTACTAACACTTTATCCCCAATATTTCTATTTGCTCTATCCATCAATAAAATATCTTCAAAAAGTGTCTTAGTTTTAAAATCATTTCCCGCAATCCATTTATCATTTAATGCTTTAAATGATTCCCAATATTCTAATTTTGTTTGAGGACCTTCTAAAGCTGTTGCCAAAACAGCGTCTGGTGTACTACCAACATCCGGTAATTGTTTTTGTAATTTAGGCATTAATTTATTAATAATAATACTTTGAAATTTATCCGTACTCGCAATATACTCATTCATTAATTTAACAAATTTATTATATGTTAAAGTATTATCATTTAATTTTTGAGTCGCATAAATTTTAATAATTGGTGCAAAAGTTTTAATATTATCAACACTAAAATCTATATTACAATCAACAAAGAAATCAGTTATATAAGAACCATTATTACTATAACGTAATTGAGGTATCTCTGAAAACCCTACATATAATTGTAACGCCTTCCATTCGTTTGGATAGTTAGTAATAGATTGAGATAGTGTAACTGTACCACCTGATGTCGGCAATGGAGTTGGTATTTGAAATGAGTATTTACTCCACGTATATGGGTCAGCAATCAACCCATTTGAAAAAGTATAAAATAATCTTTTATCAAAACTTGCCGGATTACCATATTTAAAAACCACGTCATAATTTAAAAATGATTGTAAAAGGTTAGATAAAACAGTTAATTGAGATTCTTGGACAGCCGAAACTAATTCAGTATTTATTGTCGTACCAGTTATTTTAGGTATTTTCATTAAATTTCTCATTAACATTTGAAAATTCTTAAAGGATTTTGTACTTTCTGTATCACTGTTTGATATAAACTCACTATCAAAATCATAAATTGATTTTGAAAAATTTAAAAATTCTGACTCAAAACTATCTAAAATTTCTTTTTCAAATACTGAGAACATTTCACTAATTTCTGTGTAATCATCTTGTTTTCCATTAATAGAAAAATTTTCTTGTTTAGTATTTCCGGTAAGATTAAAAACTTGTTTTAAATATTTTAGAGGTGTTGGTTTTACAACTTTAGTAATATCAAAATACCCATAGTTAGGCGCCGACCAAAATAATCTAACAGAACCATTATACATTGCCGTATTTCCAGTTATCTCATATTTTAATTGATTTGTTTCCTCAGTAATACATTCATTACTTGTCTGATTTATTAAAGCACCTTGTGATGGGATAATATATGATGAAGTTTTATCTAATGTTGTAATATAAACTGACCAGGGAATAACCCTTAAATCTCTTTTTGGATTATTCGGGTCAAACCCTTCTGGCATATTAATAATCGCTTCAGGCACATAATTTAATGTAACACCTGAACTAAACCCATTTTGAATATCGGTATCGGTATAACCTGAATAAATTTGGAACCCTTGATAAAACACATTAAAATCATTAATCAATAATGGGTAAAATCCGGTATTCATTAATGATGATGTCTCAAGACCTAATGTTGTATTTTTTTCTAATACAATATCCATTTGAGCTCCGTTAATTGTTAACCCATAATTTCTAGATGCAGAATTTGTAACAGGGTCATAATTATGCACATAACTAAATCCGGACCACGATGTATCAATAATATCAACACCTGTCTCAACAAAATTTTTATATCGGTTCCAAACAGAACCAATTTTTAATATCCAAGCATATGGTAATTTATGTACCGCACCAAATTTTTTAAGCGTTGCAAAAATATAGTCTAAATCCGTTACGGAATTTGTCTCATAAGTTTTGTACTTTTCTCTAAGCGTTGATAATGGTAAACTATTTAAAAACAAATAAGCTGACGCCACAAATGGATATTCACTCCCATTTCTAAAATTTTTAACACCTTCTTGAATTGAATTAGTAAAATATGGAGTGTTTAACATTGACACAGTTTGGTTACTTGACACCAATCCTGAATAATTTAAATATCTTAAATTACCTTCTGTCGGTAATTGAGAATCAAAACTTCTATTTTCATAAAATAATTTTAAATCAAAATAATAAATTGGGGATTTAATATTATTAAATAAAAAGTTAGTAAAAGGTCTTCTATTATCATCATTAGTAATATCTAAAAAATTAGATATTATTTTTTTATTAGTATTATACGTTAACACTTTTGTTGTATTATACGATGATTTAATATCAGAAATTGAATTACCATTCGCCAACTCACTTTTAACCCAAGCAAAATTTGTAAATGGATATGTGTCAGTTAAATTAAAAACATTACTTGATGTTGAATTTGATATAAAATCATTAATATTTTTTTCACCCGGTAAAGAAACTAATGGTTGTGATTTAGATTCATTTAATAAATTTTGACTTAAAAATTCAAAACTAGAATTATTAACTTTGTTTTTAATATATGATGTATTAAAGATACCTCTAATAAAGTTCTGCCAACTCTCACCTGTTCCATCATTTGAGATATGTCTCATCAAAATTTCAAAATTACCCGCATTAACACCAAACTCTTTTAATTTTTTAATAATAAAAGGATTATCATTTGATAAACTTTGAATAATATTAATACTTTCTGCTTCAGCGATAACGTCTGTTACTTTATCCGCATCCTGAGTATTACCATTACTTCTTAATAAACCTGAGTAGTTAGATGTTAAAAATATTCTTTCAAATATTTCATAAAAATATTTAATTTCTTCTTTATTATCATAAACAGCATTACTAATTGGAAATTCAATTGCGTCTAACGAAACTCTTTGAATGTCGGTTACAGGATTTGAGGTTTCTGTCGGGTCAGCCGGTGGTTTTACTGTTTGAGTTGTTGCTCTAATAAATTCTTCAACAAATTCAACTTCAGGCCATAAATCTGTTAAATACGCTTTAGTTTGACTTATAACATTTTTATCTCCCGGATAAGTTAATTCAAATTTTTCACGACCATCTTTACCTGAAGTCGCTGTCAACATTTGAGGCCAAGGATATATTGGTAATGTTTTATTATCACCAGATGTTAAATTATCTACAGAAGCATTTGCTGTTTCAGGATTTAAAATTGAGTTTCTTCTGGCTTTAATTTGTGTATCATTTAAATTCCAAGCTTGTACATGAACATCATCCATTAATCTTAGGAATGCTTCACCATTTGCAAAAATAACCGCCAATACATTTCTAATATTTGGAACAAATCCAATACCATTATCTTTCTTTTGTAATAAATTAGTTAAAGCCTCTGTTAATTCTTCTTGAATATTTTCTTTAGCTTTTTTAACAAGTGTAGCCATTTGATTAATTAAATCTTCAAATCTATCTTTACCCTCAAATATATAAAATAGGAATTTTTTTTCTTCAGAACCTTTTTTATTTACTATCACTAATGAATTAAAAATTCCTTCAGTTGCTAGTTGATTTTTAAATTCCTGAAGTTGTAATGGTGTTGGTTGTGTTGATAATTTTTTTCTTTGACGATAGGTTTCTTCAACATTAACATCGTTTTCTTTTGGTTCTACGGGAAATATACTTGGTTTAATTTTAAATGGTACTTTTGAATCAGTATTTGTTTTACCATCAATGGTATATTTACCATTAACACCACAAACAGGATTTTTATCCATTTTTTCTTGAGCTTCACTAATAATACCTTGTAGTTTAGCCAAAGCGGCATCTCTTTTTGTAGCAGTATTTATTTCAGGTTTAAATGTATACACCTTACTACCTTCAGTAATTCCATTAACACCATTAACACCTTTCATAACTAAATAATTTTCAGTATCCATATATGTATAAAACCATGAAGTTCCGGCACCGGCATAAACATCCTTATCTAAATTACCCAACAATCTTTGATATTCTTCAACATAAGTTAATGGGTCTAAATTTTGTTGTGAAAATGAAGATAAAATATTTTTAATAAAATTTTCAATCCTATTTTTCATTTGTACAACAGTAATTTCAGGAAAATCATCAGGTATCATACCTTTTGATTTATATTCACTATATAACTCTCTAACTTTTTGATACCCTCTTGAAACAATAGAATCTTGGACGTTTGAAAAATTACTAGAACCCCCTTTAACTGTTTGTATATTAACTCTAGATTGATACATATGTGGGACAGCAATTAATGCCGCCATAGGTACCTCACTTAACAATGTATATTTGTAAGTAAAAAATTGTAATTTAATTTTAAAATTTCCATTAGATGTGTCATATCTAGTTGAAAATGTTTGTAACATTAATTTTAATTTAACCGCTTTACCATAAAACCCTTTTATTGTTAATTGAAACATTGGATATGGTAAATTAAAAAATGCGGCGTATGGTGAATTATCACCCGCCTCAAACATGGCTCTACCTTTAACATCTTCTAATTCAATAGTGATTGAAGGTAAAAAATCTAAACCTTGTCTAATATTAATTGATGTAATACCCAACAATCCATTATCAACTGAGGCTTGTTTACCCCCTGAATTAATAGTTTGTCTAATGTAAAAATCGCTACTTTTATTTGGGTTTGAAACTGATGTTAGTTTTGGTTGATTTACACCATTACCTTTTATCGTATCTTTACCGGTTAATTCATCTGTATACGAATTATCTAGAAATGTTTTATCACCCGGTTTTAAAAAATTAATAGTGGCTATTGAAACTGTTTGTACTTGGTCGTTATTTGCAACACCAAGTGCTAATTTGGTACGAGGTAAAACTTTACACTCCAAATTAGCATACATTACTAAATTTTCCTGCTTAACATATCGTTCTTGTACTTTTCCGTCATTATCTATAACTTTATTTGGGTCAATGATTGATATGTTATTATAATCAAACTCAACTAATATATTTTCCGATTTATCTACCATAATAAAAGAAGTAATTTTCTAGGTCATTGTTGTAATCCTGTAAAGACGCTATTAAAGGATAGGGTATTGTCAAGATAGCCCCATCGGGGATATTCCACTCTTGACCAGCATATAGTGGATTTGCTTGTAATATTAACCAACTAAAGAAAGGACTACCATAATATTGTTGAGAAACTTTATCTAATCTAGATTGAGCAACTTTAAAAATATATCTTTTGTCTGTAGATTTACTTGGCAGAGCAATATATGGTACAACTGTTTGTTGTCCATTAACGATAAAATTATTGTATCTATTATAATAATCTTTAGTACCCATAATTAATCAAATTTTATTTTACCATCAAACGTTAATTTATCATTATTAACATTTACAGTTTTATATAAATTAGCAATATCTGTTTTTTGTTGTGTTTCAGTTGCAGGGTCAGGAACCGTAGTATAAGTAAACTTTCTCAATTTACCTTTAGGATAAGCCGGTTGATTTACAAATTTTAAATAAGATTCTTTTCCTTTAATCGTTTTAATAAATTTTTCTTCAGCAATTAATTCTTTTTTAGTTAAATCGGCAAAATCATCACAAATATTATTAAATTTTCTAACTAATTTATTATCACTTTTTAATTCTCCGCTAATGATAGCATTCTTAAATTGTGTTAATTTATTTTTATCATTAAATATTTGAGCCATTACCATAAATTGTCTTTTATCCTGAACTGACGCTGTTGCAAAATCTTTTGAAATTGGTTCAAATTCACCAGGACCTTCATATGGTACAGTAACTGTTGTAATTATTTTTTCAGCATCCATTAACACATTAAAATCGTCTAATCTAATACCAACTAAACGATAGTCATCACACAATTCTTGATATGTGTCTAATGGAGACCCAAGACTAGCGGTATTAACTTCGGTTGTACCTGAAATAGTATAAACACGAGGAATCCCGGTGTCTAAAATTTTACCATCCGTTTTAGTTGTTACTAAATTTATTTTTCTAATAATTTGAACCATACTTTGTTCTAATATTACAATTTCTTGAATTTTAGTGAATAAACCACTACTATAACCCCCTTTTAATGTGGTAATATATTGATTCATATTTGTTTTAACTCGTTGAATTGTCGCATCTGTAAATTTATAACCCACTAATCTTGATATTATATAATTTTGATTAGTTGGATTATCAGCATTAATATCTGATATAAATGTACTAAATAATGAATCCACTTTAGTTTCAACACCTTCCGGTTTTCCATAAATTGGAGCTAATATACTACTAGAATTTAAACTTATTTCTCCCGAAGTATACAATCTATCCTGAGTTATTAATTGCCACACACCATAATTGTATGATTTCACAATACTATCACTTTGATTTAAAACATTTGTATAATATTCTTTCGTAGCATCTAATATTTTATCCATAATACTCATATAGGTAATTTCCCCTGTTTGACCACTAGTAACCGGAATGTTAGTTAATATGTCACCAATAGTATTTCCACCATCATTAGTAATTTCATTTTGAACATTATTAACAGTAACCGGTGGTTGAGCATTTAATATTGATTGGATTAATGTAGCATCTAACGCTGAAGTATCTTCTGTCCATTTAGCCCTTTCATCATAAATTTCAGTATTTGCGTAGAAATTAAATGACAACGCGTTTTGTAATTGTTCGACAGGTCTAGCAAGTCCCATACCACCAATCATATCAAAACTTAAATTTACGTTAGCTAACATCGGTTGAATACCAATTCCTTCCGGATTCATATCCAACAATAATGGTTCATATGTAAATGATATTGTTTTTGGAATTATTTTTCCGTTATAGAAATCCCCAATTCTCAATACTAATACCGGTGGCGCTCCAAATGAAGTATTAACCGCATCATTATATTTTGGTTTACCGTCCGCGCCTATCACAGGAATTGTTTCACCAGGTCTAACACATTGATTTAAAAATGTAAGTCTAGAATTTAAACCTTCAGGTGTCATAGAGTGAAAAGCGGGATTGAAAAATTTAATTTTATCCGCTATAGACCCATATACCATAGGATTAGTTTCTTTAATAACATCAAAATAGTCACATTCAGTTAATAATTGTCTAATAATTCTTTTCCCAATACCTTCTTTTAATTTTTGTTCAATTGTAACTGTCTGAACAGGTTTAATCGTATTAATTGTTGTATTGGTCACTTCAGGCGTTATTATTTCCGCCTTTTCAGGTGGTTTTACTATAGTTGTTGGAGCAATTGGTGCAATTGCAATACTATTAATTTTAACTCTTCTACATGCCATAGCATCTGTTGAATATGTCTCAGCTTTTTTGTTAGAAACATCTGTACCCGATGATGATACAACATTTTTAGTACATTCAACTTGCGTTCCCGTACCAGACTCACTTTGAGGAATAGATATTTTTTCACCTTCACCACTTTGTAATGTAATTTGTAAAGTTCCATTTTCAAAAAATGGTGCTAAATTAGCTTCACCTATTTTATACTCTTTCAAAAATTGGATAACCGAATCATTTCTTCGTTTAGATAAATTTGTGTTATACGGTACACTAGCAGTTGCTGATGCTGAACCAACCATCTGAATATTTATAGTACCTTTTTTTTCTTTTAATATGTTATAAGCGTCAACAATGAAGTTTTTATCATTAAGTGCAATTTTTTTATAATTATCCTTAACAATATTAGTAAAGAACTCCCCAACATTTCTATTAGTAACACCAACATTAAAAATTGCGCTTGCAGTATCAACATATGTTTTAATATTTCCGTCACTAGTATATGTTTCATATGTTTCATTATAAGGAACTGAAGAAACAACACCTTTTGAGTTTGGGTCAGGAATATCATTATCAAAATAAAACGCTAACTGAGAATAATTCTTTTTGAAATCGTCAATTGAAGTATCCGGATTTGTCGTACTATTTGTTGCATCACCAGGCGTTCCCGCACCTCCTTGAGTTACAGAATTTTCTCTTGGAATACTAGCACTTACACTTTTTAATTCTTCATTCGTTAAATTTGGTTTACTTAAAATCTCTTGATACGTATATAAATCCTTTGTTGGTATAGTATTAAATTTTAACGCCAATTCATAAATATCATACTTAACACAACCAGCAAAAAATGAATCAATAATTGAATTAATCCTTTCTTTATTTTGTCCTTTTAATTGTTTTTCCACAACAGCATTCATTACAGATGGACTATCAACAATAATCTTCCAACTTAAACTCCCTGTTCTACTTGTATTTTTATATGTGTAAATTGGTTCAGGTCTACCTAAGAAAGAAGTATCATTCCAATTAGCAGTACTACTATCTGAAAACTTTAAATCATACGGAGGAAACCACATAACTCTACCACCATTTGGACCTTTCTCACAAACAGGTAATTCATCATAAGTAAATCCAGGTCTACTTGATGTTCTCCAAGCTAAATTCTCAATTGAGAACATATATTTTTTAGCATATCCCCCCGTTCCATTAACATTATTCGCAATAATGTTTGTTGAGCCCGGATTTCTTAATGGAGTAATATTCAAATTATATGTGTTATCCAAAACAGAATGAGTAAATCTTCTACCTGATGTAGTTATACCATCTGTTTTTTGTAAATCATTATATGCGTAATAAGGATTATCTTTTGTGAAAACTCTACAATATTCAATACCGGCAGCCCCACCTGTTGTATTATCAGTATACGATAAAACTTGAGAACCTTTAGTAATTTCTTTATAACCATCATTGAATACCTTACTAATCTGATTCATTGCGTTACCAACGTGTTTCAATCGAGCAATACCCGTAACACTATCAGCCGAATCAATTAATCTTTGAGTTTGGTCTAATATTGATGTTGATTTAAATTCAATGTTTGTTGATTCATCTCTAGTGATGTTTCCACTAACCAATTGATAGTCCTCATCCATAGTTCCGGAACCACCACCCGGTATCGCTCTGAATCCAGCATTGGCTTTATATTTTGGAGATACCCAAACAAATCCTCCGTCAATACCCCCACCGTCACTATAGGACTTACCTCCTAAACCAAAATTGTTAAGTGTTGATTCATTACCTTCATATAAAATACCCATCTCTGATGGACCATATACAGGTGAAGGGTCTTGTTGACCAAATGCGTTAACCGGTATTTGATTTGGGGGTGATGTAATGTAAGAAGGTTCAGATGTTCTATTACCAACATAATAACCTCCAACTAATGTACCATTACCCGGATTAATATTTGGAACTAATAAATTAACAAGACCTTGAGCAACCCCAAATAATAAACCATAATCTTTATCGTATGATGGTTGATATCTATTATAATTAATATTTGCAAATAAAACTGACCTTTGTCCGTTACCTGTGTTGGCTAAAAATATTTGTGAACCACCTCTACTAAGATTTAATATTGGACCTAATAAACCACCTGTTAATTGATTAACAGTACTTAAAGCATTTGATGTTTGTTGTGTTTGACTATTTTCGTTATTATCATTGAAATAATCTCCCGGTATTAATGAAACTGGCCAATAAGCACCCGCCAATCTTGTTAAGAAGTCGGCAGCGGCAACAACAGGGTTTTCAGGCACTGTAATCTTCCAATTTTTATAAATTAAAGGTTGTTGACCTGACAACATCATACTAATCTCAAACGGGTCTTGTAGAGATTGTAAATTTATTTGACCTAATGTGTTTTGAAATAATTCAGCATCAATTCTTTTTTTCAATAACGAATTTAATTCAAGAGCTCCAAATCTCGCAATAAAAGAATCCTGAGATAGCAACCCATTACTTCCAATAGGATTATTTGATAATAAAATATTATAAGGCGAATAAGTTGATGGAGCAAAACTTGGTGGTTCCCAATAAGGTTGATATATCTTATTGTTATTTTCAACATCTGTTATAATAACTAAATCATTATAACCACCCGACGGTCCATACCCATTTTGAATATAAGCAGCATCAATAAAAAATTCATTAAGTAAGTCTAACGCTGTGTCGTTGGGGTTATATTCCCCCTGATTTGAATTTACAGGTAAAGGAGGTCCGTTAAAATTAATTTCTAAATTATACCCACCATTAGGTCCATATTCGTTTAATGGATATAATAAATTACCATATGGGTCATTCGTTATTAACTCACCTGGTGAATCAATAACATTACTTACACCTAAAATGGTTTCGTAATTAACTTGATTTGCCGGTGGGGTGTACACTCCTTGAACACTATAAGGTGCCAAGTTTTTCGCCATTAGAGAATTTCTAAAGGAAGACGTGGACGCAAATGATAATGAACTCTCTGCCATATATTCTAATTTATCTATAAATAGATTGTACTTTATTTTATGTTGTTAATGTTGAACTTAAATTAGAGTTCATTAACTGTGTTTTGTTTGCCGTTGGAGCCAATAAACCATTACTAAACATTCCCTCTTTTATCGCCATAACAATACCTTGTTGAACATCCGTATTCTTAAGTGCCATAACAATTTGATTAGTATCTACATTACCATTAGTCTTTAAATCAACATTATGATTTAAAGTGATTTCAATTGGTGTTTTTGTTGTATTACTATTTGAACTTTGTTGTTCATTAGTCGACATTGTTGACGTATTTCTAACATTACTAATATCTCTTTTAACATTTGTTGGATTAGCATCCGATGATTGTTTTTTAGCACTAGAGGTGGCTCTTAAATCATTTTTCATCAATTGTTCCATTCGGGCAACATTAGGAAAATCTTTATTTAACTTTTCTTGTTCTTCTTTAGCGGTATTCATTCCTGTTTGAAATGCTGATTTAATCAATGTATTTAACTTTGATAAATTTTCCCCAACTTCCTTTCTAGCCTCAGCAGCTGTTATTTCACCATCTGTTAATCTTTTAAGAGTGTCTAAACTTCTATCAATCCCTGTATCAATTGTCCCTCTAAGATTTTTTGAGTCTAATTCTTTTGGTGATAGAACTTTTCTTGCACTTGTTGTTGCTGCTCTAGTATATTTTTGAACACCAGTCATACTTTTACTACCGGCGAGAGCTAATCCCGGTTTATCAGCCAATGATTTAATGTCGGCAGCAATAGACACCAACGTAGATAATTGGTCTTTAGCCAACTCCTCCATAGTTTTTGGAGCGGTATTAGCCATTTTTTCAAGATTTGCAACATCTGTAGCATTTAATTCATCTATAGCCTTTGCAACTGTTTTTCCTGTTTCTGGGTCAGTTACTTGTACCTCATATTTACCTCCAGCACCCATTTCAGACATATTGGCTATCGTCTTTTGCATCTTTTCGTCTAACTCAGGTAACTCAGGAAAACGAATTTTACTCATTTTATCCTCTAACTCCGCACTTGCCAAAGACATTTTTGCCAATTCACCTGCGGGTAATCCCATCGCCTTCTCTAACTCCCTCATTTGACGTTTTGCTCCCGGCATAATTTCAAATTGACCTTTTTCATTTAATTGAGTAAATGATTTACCCATCTCCGCCATTTGATTTTGTAATTCAGCGGGGTCATTCTGAGCTAAGTCCATTAATTTTAACGGGTCAAGTAAACTACTTTGAGTAACACCTAATCTTTGCATAGCTGCCGCCATTTCAATAGCACCTTCAGGGTCAAAAACTTTTTCAGCAAAACCTAACGTTGTTTTCATATCAATTCTTAACATAGCCGCTTGTGCCGCCATTTTTGCTAAACCTGATACACCACCTTCAAAATTATATTTACTAAGAGAGTCCATATTTTGTAAAACAGCTGAAGACACTTTTTGTGCATTAACACCTGATTGAGCAGCAATATCCACAACATTTTTCATTTCCTTAGCGACTTGTCCCGCACCATATCCCGCATCTTTAAATCCTTTAACTAATGGACCAATTTGTTCACCAGTAACTTTCATTGTTGCGTAAAGGTCTTTATTTACTTCAGCAGATAACACAACATTTCTACCTAAAGCTGATGACGCCTCTTTTTGAGTCTCAATTACATCTTTGATATCACCACCTAAAACTCTAACACTACTAACTGCATCCGCCATTGTTGCACTTAATGTTTGAGCCATTTGTTGACCAAGACCAAATTGTTTTAAAAGTTCACTTGACCCCGCATCTAGTTGTGCAACAACCTTACCAACCGCATCAACACTAAAATTACTTTCTAAAGCATCTCCTAACGACTTAAGAATATCCTTACCTTTTTTTTCACTAGCCTCTAAATTACTTCCAGCATCTTGCATATTAAATTTCTTTTATAAATAAATACACCAAAGACATATTTTAATTTACGTCTTTGGTGTATTATCTTCTATTATTCTGTTTATTAAAAATTTTCTAACATAAGTGGGCATCTCGTTGAAATCATTATAAGAAGTCCTTATAAATTTAGCCATCAAGTAATATTCCTCAATTAGAAGTTGCCGATAGTTAAAAGAAAGGCCGAAAAAACTCCACCCCAAAGGTTATCTCGAAAGATACCAGTTCTCCTGACGGGGCGTTTGCTGTTCTCTTAAGGTCCAATGACGGTTCATTCTCCCTTAAAAAAGTTCTTATGTATTTAGAGTCCATAATTGGTAAAGTATCTACAAACATAGCTATTTTACCTCTATCGTTATCCCCATCAATTTCAACAATTTGTTTTTGTAATTTCCAAGTAATTCTTGGTGCCTGTCTTCCTGCAGGATATTGTTCAACCATTTTATCTAACTCAATAGTATCATAGAAAGTTGTTGGTCTTAATTTAACAGTAATACCTGTTTTAGGTAATTTAGTTAAGAAAAATCCATTTTCATCCGGTTGATTTTGGGTTTTTTTAATATTTAACTCATCCAATATAACAGTATGAGTAAATAATTTGTTAGTTTGTGGGTCAGTTAAATTAACTGTGTATTCAGCGCCAAACGAAGTATTTCTTAAAAATATCAAAATAGCTTCAACATCACCATCAAGTAGTTCTTCAGGACGTAAATCATGTTCATATAATTTATTACGTAATAAAGTTAATACCACATTTTCTTTACCCGCTAGCGCACCAATTAAATAATTTTCATCAGACGCTGTTAAGTAACCGATTTTAACCGATTTTCTTTTAGATTTATAAAAAATTCCACCACTAGGTAATGATACCACATCATGTGGTAATGTGAAATTTTCTGTTCCTGCATTAATTAAACTCTCATCCATATAAATTTGTTTTTATTATAAATAATAATTGTATACTTTTTTTTATAAATAGTTAATAAAAAATCCACATATTTTTGATATGTGGATTCTTAAATTTAAATATAAAATATTATTTTAGTAAACTAATATACATCTATCCATACGTAATGTTGTAGAAATAGTTGCTAAAGCATCTTGACTATACCCTAAAGCGTCAAAATTAACATCAGATAAGAAAGTCCCTTCTAATATCCATTTTTCCACAACAACACCTGTTGGGTCCAACATTTCAAGGTCAATATTCTTTTTATATCCCGCAGCATATCCCATACGTCCGGTAACTGATTCAGCACATAAACGTACCCACTCCATAAGAGCTTGTGACGCTGACGGACCAATTGGGTCACGAAATTTAACGTTAATTGTACCCCATGTAAAACGACCTGCAACATATGTTTCAGTGTTTAAAAATGGAATCGCAACAGGATTAATTGTTATATGTGGTCTTGCTGCCGATTCTACGAACCATTCATTAATTCCTAATGTTGAAGGAAAACGTAGAATAAACCTATTTTGTCTTTTAGGTTCGTAAGGTATGGGCATTTTCATTAATAAATCAGCCATTTCAAATTGTTTTTAATTTTATTTTATTTATCTTTATTTAATAAATATCTCTATTTAAAAAATATTTATCTTGACTTTTAGAATTTAATTTATTATAATTATAATCCAGTCTAGTTTATTTAATACTAGTTTTTTTTTAACTAGTTTTTTTTTATTTAATTCTATTTTATTATAAGTATTTAATATTCTTTTTTTATTCCTCCTGCTGTTGAATAAGTTTTAATAATATTTTCTGGGTCTTGCTCAAAATGTTTCTTTACTACATCCACATTTTTTATGTCGTCATCTGAAAAACCTACTTTAGGAACAAAATAATTATTTATTTTATTTTTTAAGAACGCCTTTTTTTGAATATGTTGAGACATTGCTTTAACATATTGAACAAATTCTTTTAAAGCTTTAATTTTCCCTTCTTCCGGATTTGTTGCGGAACCTTCTCCATAACTTACAGGATAAAATTTACATAAATCTAAATATTCTCTAATCATCTCCTTTTTAGAAACATTTTCTTCATCAGCTAAATCTCTATATTTTTCTAAATTTTTAACTAACTCAGTTGAATTAATTCCATTACGGTTTGATACAATATAATTATAACAAGCCTCTTTTAATACTGATGGTGTGTGCCCTCTCGCAGTAACTATAGAAAAAATTGACCCATTATTAATTGCTTCAACAAAATCAGCCCAAGCCGGTCCCGGTTTTGCTAACATAGAATCAACAATAAATTGTTTATCACCTTTAACCCCGAAATATCTAAAAGGGTCTTCTGAAAATCCAACAATGGTGTGTTTATCAAATTCAAATGGTTCCTTACCTATAATTTCTCTATAAGTTGCGAAATCTTCAGTTGACATTCCAACCTCATCACCATCTTCATCTTTTAAGATTATTTTAGTTGGCATTGAAACTATATTATCGTCCCAATCAAAAGCGTAATACTTCTCATCCGGAGCACCTTCCTCGTCAATTCCTTCAATTATTTTATTTTTTAACATATTTTTGTTATAAGGCTTAATTATGACCCACTATTACAATGGGTCATAATTTTATTAATTATATATTCTCGAAAGAAGCTCCGGTTGGAGTAATATAGAACGTAATGTCTATAAATTCTAACGATTTGGTTGGTTTGATATAAATCTTACCAGTCATTTGATTTCTGTCTAAATCAGCTGCGTCAGACGAAACAGTTACACGGAAATCATAAAGACCTCTATCTCTTCTAATAGAGTCTAATATTGGGTTAACAGAATCTAAGAAATCTTGTCTTACTTTAGCATCGTTTTGTTCAAATAATAATCTAACAGAAACTGCCGATATTAATTTACGTGCTTGAAGTAATAATCTTCTTACGTTGATTCTGTCAAGAGCTGATTGTCTAACTTGAAGAGTTTTATTACCCCAAATTACAGTTCCAACATCAGAGAACGTTGCGATTGGATTTAAACGACCTTGATATAAAGTATCTCTATTCTCTTGTGTCAATTTAACTCTCGCTTTAACAGCGTTTACGATACCTCTTGTGTAACCCGCCGCAGCGAACCAAGGAAATGCAATATTATCCGTTAACGCTAAGTTTCTTGTTACCTCAGCAGTTGCCGGTAAGTAAATCTGAGTATTGTTAACAGTATCTCTCATTAACACCCAAGGGTAATAAGTAGCGGTATAGTTAGAGTCAATACCTGAATTTGCCAAATTATCTACAGCTTCTTGTGGGTAAATAAAATCTAATTGATTACCTGTTGACGGAACATACATATTGTAGTCAGGAGTTGTACATACGTACAACGAATCCGCTCTACTATATTCAATCATATCAATAGCACTCTCAACTAAATTAGAGTTATTAACATAATCAATACCCGGTGTTACAAACACATTGATGTTTACCGCCTCAGGATTCGCAAATGTTTGTTGACCTAATAAATAAGCGTAATAATCGGTGTTTGCCCAATCTTGAGTGTTACCAGCAACAATAATTTGTTTAAATGCTCCCCAACCTGATGCCGTAGGATATTTGATAGTAGGACAGGAACCATTTAAATAACCTTTTCTACCTAACATAAACTCATCTTTATTTGTTCTAAATTCTCTATAGATATCCCAACCATCAAAACCACCTTTTACTAAGAATGTGAATTTACGTGCGTAAATTCTATAATAAGGGTTAAGTTCACTATCAGGGTCTGATGTAAATGGTGCGTCACCACAAAAGAATGCCGGAGTACCACTTGTTACAAATATATTTGGAATTGTAATACCACTTGCGTTTTTGTCCATGTGGAAACCTCTTGTTCTAAAATTCCAAGGATTACCTTCAGTATCATTACAAATATCTAAAGGAAGTTGAGTTCCTTTATATTGGAAGAAATCAACATCAATACCTTCAGTATCTGAAATACCTAAATAAGTTCTTCTTACATTATCACCAGCACTTGTTGTTGAATCATCCGCTCCTGAAGCTAACCCAAACGGTGGATTATAAACTACTTCACCAGGATAATAATATTTAGATTTAATTAATGGGAATGGTGGTCTTACACCAGCATATTCTCTATAATCGTATCCTAAGAATCCACAAGGAAGAGCATCTATTGGTGCATCCTCGTTAATTTCAACCATAACATAACTTGACAATAAAGGATATTCTCCATCTAAACTACCAATTTTTTTACCAACAAATGAATTATCTTGAGGGTTCATACTACAATTAGTGTATTTTTCAAGAACAACAGGTGATGAATCAGTATCAAAGAAATCTCTAATTAATACATCAAAAGTACCATTGTTAAATGACATATTTGCAATTGATATTTTAATATCAATATTTGCTGAATCACCATCTGCAATAGTTGTAAATTTAAATAAGTTATAAACTTTATTACCTCTTAATTCTGAAACAACCCACGGAGAAACCGGTGATTGGAATTTTTCTAAGTAAAAAGCTATTGATGTTGGGTCAATCGATTGACGAGCATCAGGTAAAGCTGTTAATTCACAATTTAAACCTCTAATATAACCCATTCTCCAAGCATTCGTTAATAAAGCTTGGAATCTTTCTTCAACAAATAATGGAACTACTGTTCTTGGTTTTGAGAAGTTAGTTGAACCAAACACTTTACTAATATATTTTGAATCTGAATTTGATAATGATGTTTCAAAGAAATATTGGTCACCATCTTTACTTGTAATATTAACACCAAAAGTTGAAAATGGGTTCTTAGTTACACCTGAATATGTCCCGGTACAATCTAAACTAACATCCGTTAAACCCGAAACTTCATAAACAGGTCCATTTTCCAAACCATATGTTGACAATCCTCTTGAACGAAGTGTTGCAACAACTAAGTCATCATAATCTGTATATGCCGTACCCGAATAAATATAAATCACCCCAATCAATGTACCTGTATAACAATTAACAGGTTTTGCTGTTGTTGTTGACGTAGTTGATGTTGATGTTGTTGTTGTACAAGGGTTTGTTGTTGATGTCGTCGTTGAAGTTGATGTTGTTGTTGTAATTATTGGTGTCAATGTTAATCCTGTAACAACAGACCAAAATGAAAATCCTGTATAAGAAGCATTACCAACATTATCAAATAATGAGTAATACCAAGGGTCATTTTGAGGTGCTGAATAATTACATAAATTTGAACTTACATTATCCACTCCGTAAACATTAGTTTCACCAGTATATACTGAACTTAAACCCGAATAAACACTAGTTGGTATTGCACCATAATAATTAATTGAAGTGTCTTCTTTAGCCGGTGTTGAAACGATATCAAAAATTTGACTTGACATATCATCAAACAATGTTGACATTGAACCATCAAATTGTTCGTAAGGTTCATACAAAATTGAAGATATTTCAGATGGTAAACTAGATGTGTTTGTAAAACTAACAGTGTTAATACTATTAGTACACGCTGAAAATTCAACAGAATAGTTTATAGTTTTAAAGTCTATACATTCAGTAACACAATTAACTGTAGTTGCACTTTCACAAAAGAAATCAACCGTTGTCGGGTTAACATTCGCTTTTGTGGTGATAGACCAAGATGGTCCTGCGTCGTAACCAGATAATCCTAACACTCTTGTTACGAATAATTGGTTAGATTGTTGTAAGTATGATTTAGCAATATAAGCCGCTTCGTACTTTGGAATTTGTGTATTTATAAATTTTTCTGGAGAAGTTCCACCGAAGAAATTTGTGAATTCATCAAAATTTCGTATAAAGATAGGCTCGAAAGCGGGACCTTTTAAGGTCTCACCCACAATACCCAACGTGGTAACTCCCACACTTTGTGCTACGAAACTTAAATCAACTTCAGAAGTATATACTCCGGGAGATACGAATACTTTTTGATTTGATGCCATTAGTTTGTCTTTTTTATTTGTAAATTTATTTTTATTGATAAATATTATAAAAAAAACCAAAATACTTTACTTCATAAGAAGTATTTATAAATTAGGTAGAATAAATTCTGCCTTTATTCTACCATGGCAGACAACGAAAAAAAGATAAAGAACCTAAAGATATCAATTGAGGTTCATAACGTCCTAAAGACCTATTGCGAAAAGAGGGGTATCAAAATGTATCGTTTTTTAGAAAGAATGATTGTTGAGAATTGTAAAGAAAAGAAGGATATATACGGCGAGAATTAAACTAATTGGTTTTCTAACACAATTGAACCCTCTTGAGTATCATTAGATTTAACTACTATAATTTTTAAAACATCATTGGTATTGATTTGTATTTGATACAAATCTGACCCATAATATTGATTATTAATGTACACATCAAACGAATCTATATTAGTTGTTTCACCTAAATTTAAATCAACAGTATAATCAAAAACTTGTGAAATAATATTATTTCCAACAACGAATAAAATATTTGTTGATGTAGATTCATCGGCAATATTTTTTCTTCTTCCACGCATGAACGATTCTTTTTCAAATTCAATAACAGTTAAAACTCTTGAAACCGCCGGAGCAACTTCAAATTCATTTTCATCAATTAAGAATCCTAACATTGTAAAATCATAACTTTGAATATAATATTTTCTTTTATCAATATTCATAACTGACTCATCAGTAATGTTATTCATGATGATTGGAATATAATGACCTTTGATAGTTGTATATGCTTGACGAGAGGAAAACATTTCAAGAATATTTTTATTAAACTCGTTTAATTCTCTCATTCTATTACAAATTATTTTAACACTATATGTAATATCAACAGGTACCGGTTGAGGTATTTTATAAATATCCATACCATTTCTATTACCATCCCACGTTGGTACTTGAGCATAAAAATATTGTTTTCTATTTGGTATGTTATATAGTAATGCAGGGTTAGTACCAAATTTAACTTCGGGATTTCTAACAACCGTAATAAATGGGGGTGAGACATTAGAATCCAAATCTTGAAAATTCCAAGTTTCAGTAAATTGAGACCAATTTTGAGCCGTTATTAAAATATCAATTGATGGTATAACATTACCATCCACAATAGTCTGTAATTCATTCTGAACAAAGTTTAACATTCCCCCATCCAAATCGGCATGTAAAATGGACTTAGGTAAATAAGTTCCGTCTTTATTAATTTTCTCCAACAACTCTTCTCTTCGTGGATATAGAGTTTTTGGAAACGTTAAGGGAATTGTTTTCTTTATTTTGTTTGGTAAACCCATTTTATTGTTTTGTTATAAATATTTTGTTTCTTGAATTTATCATTTCTACTTCACCGGCACGGTATATTGGTTCTTCGGTGTCTTTCATAACATAAGAATTATATTTGTAAGGGTTATAGGTTACAATATTATTATTAGGTTCACTTGGTAAATTTTCACAAGGGAACTTACAATAATCCATTAATGTTCCAATCACAAATGAATGAACATTCTTTCTTTTTTCTTTTATAACCTTTTCTCTACCTCCCGGTCTAACTCTAAATTCAACGTCAGATAATTTAACATAGTCACAATGATTAACAACTAATCCTTTATAGATAATTGAGAATGTCTGTTTATGTAAGTTATAATAAATCATAACTTTTTTACCTATGTAATCATTTTCTTCTTCATCTGAAAAATTTTCAAATATTCTTCTATATTGATTTTCGTTAATTATAATTTTCATAATTGTAATATGTTGACACGGTTTTAACCGGTAATTTAAAATTATCTTCAAACCATCTTTTCATTGGTTCTTCCCAATGGTTACCAAACATAGTATCTAAATTTTCTCCATATTCACCCATAACCTCTAAAACAGGTGCTTTTTCTCTAAAAGGTTTTTGTGCAACATCATTTTCATCATAGAAATCAACATCAAAATAATGAAAAACGACATCTGAATCATATTCACCTTGCCAATCACCTTTAAAGAAAATTAAAAAATTCTCATTATATTTGTCCATATCAGAATCGTCATCATCTTCATCTATACCATAAACCCAATCCATTTCATTTGGGTTAAAGGTTTTATCCAAATATTTATAGATTGTTTCAAATACTCTATTCTCTGTTATTATTACTTTCATATTTCATTTACTCTATAAAAGGCTTTTGCTCTAAACCCAAATTTATTATTACACCAATTCAATAAAATTTTTCCCGTTTCTTCATAATCTAAACTAAACACCTCACTAATAAAATCCCATAATTCATTAACAATATATAATTGTTTCCCTCTCAAATTATACATAATTTTAAACAATCCATTTTTGGATAAATAAATTTCTCTAAATTCAGTACGATTAAATCTTTCTAAATCACTATAATTTTTATTTAACCAATTTGTTATAATTGAATTTAATTTATTTTCTGTAATAATTACTTTCATTATAATCCTCTAAATTCATTCTCCGTTACCGGAGTCGCTACATATGATTTATAAAATGGTTTGTAACCGGCATATGTGTGTTTATTATCTGAATTAATTCTTCCATCATCGCTAACCACATAATATCTAACTTTGGTTTCAGTTTCATAATAACCAATATAGTCACCATAATTAATTTGAATACCCAAATCATTAAGTTGTGCGGCATAAATTGAGAATTTCATATTACCAGGTTCTGATTGAGTAATTTTAGAGTTACCTAAATATTTGGTCTCAGGTGGGAGTATTTGAACATAAGCTTTAATTTCAATTGGTGGTAAATATTTAATACCATCAGTCATAACCTCACCATAAACATCATCTGTTTTAGTTTTTAATCTATCTATCTTATATAGTACTAACGTAAAGTTCATATCACCATATAACCATTCCTCCCCCATAGAGATGTCTAAGTCGTAATCCTCCGCTCCGAAGAACTTACCTATTCGTGTAATTGGTACTAATTGTCTGCTCATCTTGATATTTTTTTTGTCTTTCGTAATATGATTCCGATTGAATACTTGAATCATTGATTATAACTCTAACATCAAAATAATCTTTTATTGTTTTAGTAATCTCAGTGTTCCATGATTTTCTATTAAAATCTGAATTTCTCATATTTGAACTTCGTAAATATTCGCTATCATCAGGGACAACATATGTTACCCTCATATAATATTCGTCACCAGTATCATCAGTAGGTCTTAATTCATAAATAAGTTCAGACACACCATTAGGTTTAATGTGCTTTATCATTTTATTTATTAATCTTTCTAATGTTTCTTGTTCCATTCTCATATATTGATAAATATTAAATAATTTATTATATTTCTATTAAAAGATTAAATTTGGAAAACAATACATCTGAAAATTCTAATTTAACAATAGAACAACGAGCAATATCTATCCTTGAAACTTATCAGGGGGCGAATAACTATATCCTAAAATTAAAACACCAAAAGGAAACTAATAAAAGATTCTTCCCAACTCGGGCACAATCTGACTACATTATGAATTTTAATGAAGTAACTCCTAAGGTTGCAAAAAGATGGGTTGATTTAGACCCTTACTTCGCTAAAAAAATTGCTGATGAAAAATTATTAATTAAAATCCCTGAACAGATATGGGTGGAAAAGTTATTAGTTGAGAAAGAAAAATCCTATCATGTTTGGGGAAAAGTGTTAGAATCCGAGACAATCCACGATTTTTGGTTACCAAAAGGAGCTTTGATTAAAACACACACAATAAAGAATATTGTTGTGGATTATTCAAAATACTCCAATAGACCACCGTTAGAACATCAAAAAGAAGCTATTGAAAAACTTGCTGGGTCTAAAAGGTTTATCCTTGCCGATGATATGGGATTGGGTAAGACTACCGCAACCATTATTGCTGCTTTAGAGACAGGTGCGAAGAAAATACTAATAGTTTGTCCGGCATCTCTGAAGATTAACTGGCAAAGAGAAATTGAGAACTACACCGATAGAAGTGTTTACATCTCCGAAGGTAAGAATTTCTCAATAGAACACGATTTTGTGATTATTAATTACGATATTCTTAAAAACTTCTATGATTTAAAAAGTAAAACAGAATCTTTAATCTCACAAGGAAACTTTGATTTAATTATTTTGGATGAGGCACATTATGTTAGTAATGGACAAGCAGCAAGAACCAAACTTGTTAATAGTTTCTCTAAAAGTTGTGAAAGAGTGTGGTTATTAACCGGAACACCGATGACTAACCGACCGATGAATTATTTCAATCTATTGGCACTTATTGAAAGTCCGGTGGCTCAGAATTGGATGGCTTACGCTATTAGATATTGTCAAGGTTATCAATTCACAGCGGGAACTCGTAAGATATGGAACGTAACCGGAGCTTCTAACTTAGAAGAATTGAGAGACAGAACATCAAGACAAGTTTTACGTAGATTAAAAACGGAAGTTTTAGATTTACCTGAGAAAATTATTACACCGGTTTATCTAAGGTTAAAGTCAAAACTTTATGAAGGGTTGATGGGAGAATACTATGATTGGTACAATAAAAACCCCGATGAGTCAACATCTCTAACAGTTCAGTTCAGTAAATTAATGAAGGTTCGTCAAGTGATTGCTGAAGAAAAAATTAAAGATACCATAGAATTAGCTGAGAATATTTTGGAACAAGATAAAAAAGTTATCATCTTTACCAACTTTACTGAGACATTAAACAGAATTGCCGACCATTTTGGAAAACAAGCGGTGAGATTAGATGGTTCAACATCAAAACCTCAACGACAATATGCGGTTGACCAATTCCAAGACAACGAAAAGATTAAAGTATTTGTTGGAAACGTAAAAGCCGCTGGTGTTGGAATCACACTAACCGCAGCCGAAGCTGTAATCATTAATGACCTATCATTTGTTCCGGGTGATTTAGCACAAGCGGAAGACCGAGCATACAGATATGGACAGAAAAATTCGGTGTCAGTTTACTACCCAATATTTGATAACTCAATAGAAGGAATCATCTACGATATGGTAAATCAAAAGAAACAAAATATTGGAACCGTGATGGGGGACAACATCTCTGAAAGAGGAGATTTTATCGGAGAACTTATGAATAAGATAAACAATCGGGGATAATCCGGTTGTTTAGATATTTATCATAATAAACAAGCCTACATGAAAAATATTAAAAATAAAATTAAACTCATTATAGAAAAGATTAAATCGGTGGAAAACCTTAGTAATCAAAAACCCTCCATTAATGAAATGAAAAAAATAGAAATTGAAAAACTTAAATCTATTATATCTGAAGGTAAATCGGAAAGATGTAGTAGGGAAATGAACGAATCAATTAGAATGGTGTTTAACATTAACCCTAAAGTTAAAACAATTTTTAAAGACGGTATTAATCGAATGATGAAAGAAGTCTTCCCTGATAACTATTATGGAAATAATGAGTATAGTGAAGGAGAAGTTGCCGGAGTATATGATTTAGAAAAAGATGGTCGTTCTGTTTTAAATAAATTAAACACAAACTATAGTTGTTTTTGTATCTTATTAAACGATGTTAATCAAGTCTTAAAATCAAAAAATGAACCCGAAATAAAAATTATTGGTTTAAAACCTTTTGAACAAATTAGTGAAGTTAAAAAACTTGTTAATGTTTTAGATGAATATAAGTCTAGAATTTTTTCACAAAAATCCTCAACATTTCAAAATCTTATGAAAGTTTTAACTCAAACGGATAGTTGGGGTCAAGCTCGTGAAGATAGAACAATTCAAATATTGAAAAAACAATTTGGTGAAAAAAATGTTAACGCCATTGGTAAACTTGGTAGTAAAGAAGATATGATTGGTGGTATTGATTGTGAAGTTATTATTGATGGAGTTAAAAAAACCGCACAAATTAAACCTTTTACGGGGGAAAAAGAAATTGATAATTCTGTTATGATTTTAGGAACCGCAAATGTTAAAAGATATTCAACCGATTGGTTAATTTTTACTAGAAATAATAAAGAAGTATTGGTCTTTGATAATAAACACTCAAAAATAATGGGTGGTCAGTATATTTTCCCTAAAGAAGACCTGATTTATACATTAAGTTGATATTTATAAAATAAAAACGTTATGGGAATATTAACAGGGGCTACATATCAAACAGCTATTATACCGGAACCAGAAAGAACTAAATTATATACAAGAATTAAACATCTTTTAGGAGCACCATTAAGGAGTGTTGAATTAGATGATGAACAAATGGATAGTTTATTAGAATTATCTATTGGTGATTATTCTCAATATATACAAGATTGGTTAATTGAGTCTCAATGGACTTCATTGTACAATTTAAATTTGGACACAGAATCATTATCAAGAGCTTTTGTAACCAAAAGTTTAGATTGGGAAACAAGATACACTTACGCATACTCTAAAATTGTCGGATTACAAGCCGGTGGTGATTGGGTTTTGAAAAAAGACTTTGTTCAATTAGTACCAAACCAACAAATATACGAAATTCCCGCAAACCGAGAGATAAATGAAGTATTATGGTTTACACCTTCAGAATTAAATGGGTTATTATTTGACCCCTGGACTTTTGGTGGTTTAGGTGGTGGTGGTTTTGGTGGACCCGGAGGTTTTGCTCAAATGGGTGCGTCAGGGTCATATTTTATGATGCCAGCATTTGACATGTTATTGAGAATGCAAGAAATTAATATTCAAAGAAGAATTATTGCGGGAGATTTAACTTACACAATAACAGCGTTACCTGAAGGTAAAAAAGCTCTTCACTTAATGAATACACCCGGTGGTAAATTTGATTTTGGTAATCAACAAATGGCTAGAGGTAAAGTTTGGTATTGGTATTATGATGTTGGTCCGGCAGATAGAGACAATTGTTTAAAAAACAATCCGGATATCATTAAACTTCCATCAGACGTTCCAATTGATTCAATGTCTTGGATTGATTTAAATAATCCCGCACAACAATTTGTGAGAAGATGGTTTACTGCTTATTGTAAAGAAACATTATCAAGAGTTAGAGGTAAATTTAGTGGTAATATTAAAACACCTGATAGTGAATTAACAATGGACTACGCAACTTTGGCAACAGAAGGTAAGGATGAAAAAACAAAACTTGAGGAAGAATTAAAGTTAAGATTAGAAAGATTACGACCTGAAAAAATGATGGAACGAGAAGCTTTACTTGCGGAAAATTTAAATAAACAACTTAAGTTTAGAGCAATGCCAAGACAAATTTATGTAATATAATTTATGAATAAAATATCTGATAGATTAACAAGAAAAACAATTAACGAAAAACGATTTTTAGGAAACACTTTAATCGAAATAGAAGAAACTAAAATAGAGATACCTAAAACAACCCCAATGAAAAAAATAATTAATAACTTAGAATATAGAACAAATGGTGAAATATTAATCGTTATAAAAGATGTTGAGGCTTGTCATCTTACATTAGACTCAAATACGACCGAACGTATAATTGTTAAAGCATTTACTAAAGTTTATATCCGACCAAGTTTTGGTAAAATAGACGAATATTACGATGAAATATTTATCGATTTAGGTGCGTGTGTCGAATTTTATTCGTTAGAAAATAATTGGTATATAGTTTCCTCAGATGGTTTAAAATTAGAATAAAAAAAGGTGTCGAATACGACACCTTTTCTGTTTTAATTAATATGTTCTTCCCAACCAGGTTCCGCTAACTCATAAATGTATTCAGAACTAACACCAACTCTATCCCAAAACTTTAATTCTAAGTCGGTTATTGTTAACAAGTCCTCAATTGTGTCTTGGTCACCCTCTTTATTTGGAACCCCACCAATTAACTCACACTGAGTTTTAGTAAAGAATCCTCTTTCTTCAGGGTTAGCAATTAACAAACTTTCTCTTAATTCTTTATTGAAAACAATCAACAATGGTTCAACCTTTTTATTAAATGTTGAGATTGCTCTTGGAACATTATATTCTCCGGTCAAATCAGGATTATTTTCTATTTCAGTTTGGTCTAACATATAACAATTAAGTTGAATTGTTGAGGTAGATTTATCTTCGGGTTCTACACCATTTACTG